ATTTCTATGACAAGAGAACAGGCAAAACAGGTACTTATTGGCTTTGGAATCGAGGAACCGTCTGAAGAGCAGGTGACTAAATATCTTGATTCTGTTGAAACAGAGACAAAAAAAGTGAAGGAAAAAAATACTTCTCTGAAAGAAAAAGCTGATAAAGCAGATTCCCTTCAAAAGGAGCTGGATGATTTGAAAGCCCAAAACATGACGGATGCTGAAAAACAGGAAGCAGAGCGGCAGAAGGAAAAAGCCGAAAACGAAAAGAGGATTTCCGACTTGGAAAAAGCACTTGCCGAATCCAACAGGAAAGCACTTTCCAGTGAGATTACATCTGCTTTTGCTAATGCGGGCCTTTCCGCAGAAACATACGCAAGCGCTATCAAAGCATTTTCATCTATGCCAGCAGACAAGTCTGAAGACGTAATGAAGGAAGTCAATACTTTTGTTGATGGAATTTCCGAGGCAAATAAAGCGGCTCTGGATAACGCAAAATCCGAATGGGAGAAATCAGTTCTTGATAATACTCCGAATCCGGGCGGCGGAAATCCGGATAAGGGACAGAAAAAAGATGACAACGATAGTCCAGCAGCTAAGTACGCAAAAGCTTACTCGGCACGCATGAACCCTAAAACAGAACCGGCAGACGACAATGCACCGGTTAATTTTTAATCAAGTAAAGGAGATTTAGATTATGGCTTTTATGAAAACAAAGCAGTATGAGTCCACTCCAAATATTCTCGAATCTGAGGTTGGGCTGGTACTGAAGACTTACACCGCAGACGCAACAAATGCAACGGCAGTAAATGATAAAAAAATCATCAAAGCAGGTTCCGTGTATCCGACAAATGGGACTGGTGCAAAAGGAATCGTATTTGAAGATGTTGATATGACAGATGATGCTAAAAGACCGATTTCCGTGATCGTAGCAGGACGTGTCCTTGAGAAAAGGCTGCCAGTTGCAGTCGACGAAACTGCAAAAACAGAGCTTACCGCACAGGGAATTGTTTTTGTAACCACTACAGACCCAGTATTTTAAGGAGGTATAACTACTATGCCATACAATGTATTAGATGCTATCACAGCAGAAGAAAGATTAAATTTTGCTCAGAATTTTTCTGTAGCGAGACCTGGTATTCTTGATACCATTTTCCCGGATGTAAAAACACCGTATTGGAAAGCCGAGTATTACAGACTTATGGCTGGACAGCGACTGCCAGAGGTAGCATTTGTTCACGCTCTTGATACTGAAGCAGAAATCGGCTCCAGACCGGGATTTGAGAAAGTTCTGACTGAAAAACTCTTTATCAAGAGGAAAATCAATCAGTCCGAGCGTCTCCAGGAAGCTATCGAAAACGGTGTTCCAGATAATGAGACTCTCACAAACTTTGTTTTTGACGATGCCACAAACCTGTTTGAAGGTGTTGTTGGAAGGGCAAACATCATGAAGGGTCAGTTCCTTTCAACCGGTATGGTAAAAATTGATGAAAACAATGTGAAAATGGATATCGATTATGGCGTACCAAGTTCTGCAAAGGTCACTCTTACCAACTGGTCTACAGCAGATGCGGATATCATGGGCGATATTCAGAAGATGGTAACTGTAGCCGAGGATTCCGGATACGTAGTAACAAATGCAGTCACATCTCTGAAGATGATCAACTACATGAGAAACAACACAGCTATGCAGACAGCTGTTCTGGGAGCTGCGAATAAACGTCTCCTTACCAGACAGGAACTTGCAAATCTGCTCATGCAGGAGTACGGAATCACCGTTGGCCGTTGCGACGAGAAATTCCGTTACAGAAAAGCAGACGGAACTCTGATGACTGGAAGATACTTCAAAGAGGATGTGTTCACTCTCTACGAAGCTGATGCAGGCGGTTCCTTCGGTACTGGACTTTGGGGACCAACACCGGAAGAGAATGAATACAGACAGTTCATCCAGGAAGAGAATCGCTCTTTTGTTACTCTTTCCATGTGGGCTACACAGGATCCAGTTGCTGTTTGGACAAAAGCATCCGGTATGTTTATTCCGGTAGCACCGAAAGCCAACGGCGGTATCGTTATCGGTACAAAGGGGGAATAACCGGGCATAGTCTTGACGAGAACAGCCAGTCACCAGCTGTAGCGAGTGTTGAAGATAATGATTTAACACATAAATACACAGAAAGCGAGCTGTCAAGCATGACTGTACCGCAGTTAAGACAGCTTGCGAGTGACAATGGCTATGCCCTGACTCAAACAAATAAGGCTGGCATAATCGCGGAAATTTTAACTCAACAAGGATAGGTGGTTTTGAATGAACGAAGAGCTTATTAATGATTTGATGAATTATTTATCTGATGACATAGAAAATCCTGAGATGGTTTCTCTATCTGTTAAACGGGCGATTCGTTCATTCAAGAAGAAGAGAAATTATCCTTCTGGTTATACAGACGAAAAAATTTGCAATGATATGGAAAACTGCTATGACTGTATATTTGACTTAGCACTTTTTTTTCTTGTAAAACAAGGTGCTGAGTTTCAAGGTTCGCATTCTGAATCTTCTGTAAACCGAAGTTGGGAATCTGAGACTGAAATCTATATCAATCATGGAGTTTTTCCATTTGCAGGAAGTTTGACATAAAAAGATGGTTGGGACACGTGACGCACTATCAAGTCCTCCCGAAGCGTCGCTGGGTTGCTTTATTTTCGGATGGGAAGAAGCAAGAATCATGTAGGGAGTGAGAAATGGAGTGGCGATGGGATGTGAACATGAATGTTTTAACGAACACCGCATAGAAGAACTTGAAAAAAATCTTCAACAGATGCAGGAAAGACAATCCGAACGCCATAAGGAATTTTATGAGCGTATCGGAGAACTGGAAAGAAAAACTGCTTTAAGCGAGAATGATTTGAACCATATCAAGTCAACTTTGGATGAGATGAATAACAATATAAAGACTCTCATGGCAGTTCCAGGTAAACGCTACGACACAATCATTGTATGTATCATTACTGCGATTGTTAGTGCAGCGGTAGGATTTATAATAAACGGTATTCTTCCAGTTTAATTCCACTTGTACGGGAGGACGGTGGATATGAATTATACAGACTTTTCAGAAGATGAAAGAAAATATTATCTGAGTCAATCGGGATTTGATTCACGTGAAAAAGAATTTTTTCGGTTAAGAGTTTATGAGGAAAAAACTTTGCTTGAAGCAGCGGAGATTATGGGGTATAGCCCACGAACTATTGACCGAATAAATAGAAAAATTAAACAGAAAATTCAGAAAGTTGCCCCGTCTTATGAACGGGGCTTTTCTTTGTATTGTGGCGAAAATATGGCGAAATAGTGACGTTCAAATGAAGAGTTCCTTCCTATATAATGTAAGCATAAGGAGAAAACAATATGCTTATGTTAGAGAACCCTTATGAAGGTTTATGGGAAAAGCATCTGTCAGTTGATGACATGGATGTAATTCTCGAAGCAAAAAGAATGGGAGGAACAGACTATGGCAGGTTATCCGTATTACCCACAGCCAATTATAAACAATCCATACGGACAAATACAGCCGTATCAGGACAGGCTGGCACAATTGCAGAGTAACTATCAGCAGACAATGCCATATGGACAAATGCAGATGCAACAACCCGTACAGCAAATACCACAAGTCCCAATGATACAAGGACAAATGGTTGATGGTATTGACACTGTAAAGGCGAAAGATGTGGATATGTCCGGTAATCCTGTTTATTATCCGAAGACAGACGGAACCGAAATCTACAGAAAACAGCTTCAATCCGATGGAAGAAGCAGGATCTTTGTTTACCGACTTGTAAATTCAGACGAACAGCAACCAAAACAGGAAGGAAAACAGATTGATATTGAAGCAATGTTTAAACAGCTTCATGATGACGTTTGCTCTGAGATTTCTGGAATAAAAGATTTGCTACCGACACAAATGTCGTTCACAAATGATTCCCCAAGACAGCAGAACGGAGGAAAACAGAGATGAGTTTCAATCCAAATGCCATGATGCAAAAACAAGTTGAAAAAATGATTTCTCAGAGGTTCGGAAGTGTTGATAACATGATGAACGATATGAGTAAATTTGCAGGAAATAATCCAACATTGAAAAATGCTTTGGATTTGTATAAAAAAGGTGATACAGATCAGTTGCATCAAATACAGCAAAATGTATTTAACGAAAAGCACTTATCACCAGATGGAATTATTCAAAAATTCCTTGGATTATAATACTTCCCCATAATTGGGTGATTCAAAATCGCTACAATTTGGGATGACAGCCGCGGATGTCTCCTATTGTAAATAAAATTTAAGGAGACTAAAAACATGATGAATGGTTCAAATTACAGTCTTAGTGACATCGCTGCCGCTACAGGCTCTAATAATCGCGCCAATGATATGTGGGGCGGTGATGGTTTTTCACTTATCTGGCTCGTACTGATCTTCGCAATCTTCGGATGGGGAGGTTTCGGCGGCTGGGGCGGTGGCTTCGGTGGTAATGGTGGAAACGGTGCAAATGGCGCAGGATTCCAAGGATGGGCAACCCGTTCAGATATTAGCGAGAGTTTTGCTCTTAATGATATTCAGAACGGTATCAGAGGCATTCAGCAGGGTATCTGTGACAGCACATATGCACTCAACAATACCATGCAGAGTGGCTTCAATGGCGTGAACGTTGGAATGCTTCAGGGCTTCAATGGCGTTCAGCAGGCAATTAACGCTGACACTGTAGCCAACATGCAGAACACAAACGCATTACAGTCTCAGTTAGCAAATTGTTGCTGCGAAACAAGGGAAGCTATCCAGGGTATCAACTACAACCTGGCAACCAACACTTGTGCTCTTCAGAACACAATGAACAACAATACCAGAGATATTCTGGACAATCAGAACAGCAATACCCGTGCCATTCTTGATTATCTTTGCCAGAAAGAGACAGCAGACCTCAGAGCAGAGAATTCTGATCTGAAACGTGCTGCATCCCAGGATCGCCAGTCTGCACTGCTTACAACTGCTATGGCTTCACAGACTCAGCAGTTAATCAATGCAATTAATCCGGCAGCCATCCCGGCATACGTTGTTCCGAATCCGAATACCTACTACGGCGGATGCAATGGATACAACAACGGTTGCTGCTAAGTAACTCACCCTTAGAGGTTGACTAATTCTAAGAGGTGGGTTGCGGCTCACCTCTTATTTGATTGAGAGGTAGAAATATGAGTTGTAAAAATGTATGTTCGCTTTGTTCGAAACTGATTCTGTCAACGTCTGTATCGTTTACTGGGGGCAATCTTGTAATCACACTTCCGGCAGGCAGTTATTCCAATGGAGAAAAGTATTGCATTGTGATCGCACAAAGTATACCAGAAGCCACCACAATTACCGCCCCGGTAATGATTCAGATAGGAACAGGAACAACTTTGTATCCGCTAGAGAATCGTTGCTGTGCACAGGTTACGGCTTGCGGAATAAGAACTAGAACGAAGTATGCAACCAGAGTAGCTACAAGTGCAACTGGTGGAGTATTCAAGATGTTAGGAAATCCAGCTTGTAGTCCGAGTAACAATTTAACAGCAATTAATGGTACAGCCCCAACGACAGACACACCTGTTACACAGGCTGTTAGAAAGGGGGCACTGTAATGCATAAAGTTGCAATGGAAATGGGAAAATGGGCTATGGAAAAAGCCAAAACACATGGCTTCGACAATCTCAGTGCTCAAGACTGGGACGATCTGAAAGACTGTATGGAATCCGTAAAGTGCGCGATTTGTGCAGATAAAGATTACAGAATCGTAGAAGCCATGGACGAATGTGAACAGGAAGAGAAGTATCTTGGACGCATGGGATACGACAGATATCGTTATTCCAACGGCAGATTTGCTCCAAAAGGCAGAGGAAGCCGTATGGGATATAAACCATATCTGTACATGGAAGATGATGACTGGATGGACGAGTATCTGAACAATCCAGAGTTTGAACGCAATATGTACCGCATGGGATATCATCCAGATCGTAGTGATATGAGGATGGATGGAATGAACCATAAGCAGTCCAGATACGGTGAAACCTACGACAGATACAGCGAAAATCGCAGGCATTACCACGATTCCAACGACACGGAATCCAAAAAGAAAATGGACGAGTCCATGAAAGAGTATACACAAGATGTTATCCGCACGATGTCTGAGATGTGGTCGGATGCAGACGCAAATCTTAAGCAGCAGATAAGAACTGATCTGACCCGTCTGATACAGCAGATGAATTAACAAATAAGAATTAAATTTAGTCCTTGTTGCAGAAATGTGACAGGGACTTTTTAATTACGGAGATTGATTATGGAGAAATGCAAAATAAATGTTCTTGGAACGGATTACAGAATTATTCCGAAAGAATTAAAAAATGCAGATGTTGATGGTTATACAGACAATACATCAAAAGAAATTGTCATTAGAATAGACAATGCGAATAATGTTGGAGATTTTGATTTCTTACAGAAAAAACAGTTGAGGCATGAAATTATTCATGCATTCTTGTCGGAAAGCGGATTGCAGTGTAATTGGCAACATACAGAACAGTTCGGACATGACGAAACTACTGTTGACTGGTTTGCAATTCAATCTCCAAAGATTTTTGAAGTATTCAAAGAGCTTGATTTAATTTGAAAAGGATGGTGATAAACCATGCTAAGACAATTCTATATGAACGGGGACTTATGGAAAGTCCGCTTTGTTTCGCCTTATGATAGTGTTTTAATTGACCGTACAGGGCAGAGGACACTTGCGGTATCAGATTATTCTACAATGACAATTTCGATCGCAAATAATTTGTACGGAGAACTTCTGAACCGGGTGTTTATTCATGAGTTAGGACATTGCGTGATGTTCAGCTACGGCCTATTGCCAGAACTTCACCGCATGGTTAAAAAACGGTATTGGGTCGAAGCAGAGGAATTTGTGTGCAATATGCTTGCCGATTATGGATGCTTTGTAATTGGTGTTGCAAAAGATATTTTAGGAAACCAGTTCACATATGTGGCTCCTATCGGGGCAGAAAGGATGATTGCATAGATGGCAAAAGCAGAAAACACAGTTATTTTTGATGGAATCAAGTACAATCCCGGTGAGGAATTGCCAGATTTAGGCAGTTGGGTATGTACAGGGGCAAAAGGCATGGTTCGTGATTATGAAGGCCTGTCAAAGGACGTATCGAAACTTCCACATTACGTACAAAGCGGTTCTTCGGCGTTGTGTCTTGATACTTCTGAATTGTACGAATATCACAAACCTACCGATACATGGTACAAACTGTAGGAGGGCGTGGAATATGGCATTAACAGCGAAAAAAGTATATGCGGTTTTAAGCAGCAAGATTAAGGCTATGGAAGAAAAAATGAAGCAGCCGATCACTTATAAAGGAAAAGTAGATACGGTTGATTTACTTCCATTAAGCCCGTCAATTGGTGATATGTACAACATCAGTCAGGCTTCTATATATGGTGGTGCAAACACCAATGTTGTATGGAATGGCACGATATGGGATTCATTAGGCACTATTACGGATGTGACAGACGAACAGGTACAAGAAGCTGTTAACCAATTTTTAACTCAGAACCCTATCGCACCGACATTGACAGATGATGGTGTTCTTATCTTGTAACAGAGGGAGATTAAAATGCGTATATTAAAATTTATCGTAAACAAACAAAAGATAAGACCAGACCCGAATTGCGATTTTAGTGGTTTGGTAAAAGGCACGTCGGGGTACTTAAAAGCATCGTTCTCGTTTTCGCCAGAATGGAATGGGTGCAAAGTTGCTGCATCGTTCTGGAGAATGGATCACGAATACCCAGTCCTTGTTCAAAATGGACAGTGCGAAATTCCGCCAGAAGCATTGTCATGGGATTATTTTTCTTTATCCCTCATGGGGATGAAGGACAATGGCAAATATATTTTAACAACAGACAAAATATTAGTATCTCAAAAGGGGTGATGAATACACATGGCAACAGCTTACGAAATGCTCTTAGAGTCCCAGACAACAGAAGATTCTACTGCAAATGCCGGTGATGTATGCCTGATTAGCCCTGATACACGACGGATTATAATTCCAGAAACACTTGTAATTGGCGGTGTAGAATCGGATAAAAATTCCGAGCGAATAAAGTTTTCATGTCCCAAAGTGGTTGGAGATAATCTGGATTTATCAGAATTTCAAATCAGAATAAATTTCAGAAATATCAGCGCAACAATACCGCCGATAATTGTTAAAGATCAGTATATCTGCGAAGATGTAACTGTAGATGGTGACAATATTTCATTTTCATGGTTGATCGGACGAAATGCTGCGAAGAATAGAGGAATCTTACAGTTTATTGTGTGTGCAGTAAAGGTAAATTCGGATTCAGAAATCCTGATTGAGTGGAATACCACCTTGACGCAGTTAGAAGTACTTGAAGGTATTGAGGTAGGTGAAGTACAGCCTACCGAATCAGAAAAAGATGTGATTGCACAGCTCTTGAAAATAACAAAAGAAACATCTGACCAAGCAGTGACAGCGGTAAACGAAGCAAAGAAACAGGCACTCAAAGAAATCGAAACAGCAAAAGTACTTCCTCGTCTTAGCGATGATGGCGTACTTATTTTTTAGGAGGTTAGAGAATGGCAGATTCTATTTTAAAAATACGTACACAAGACGGGGATAAACCCATAGGCTATCCGGGACTTGCGGATAAGCCCGTAGCGAACAAAACACTTGATATCGAGGGTGCATTCGCAGATGCTAAAGTAGTAGGGGACAAATTCAAAGAAGTAAAGGCAGAAACTGATTCGCTAAAGGAAGGTATGGGTGATTTGTCTGTTGGCAACTATATCATCAGCCTAGATTACCATAGTGGAAAAATCAACCTATCAACTGGGGAAGAAGTTGCACCATATGACACAGCACGGATTTCTGAAAAACTCAATTTTGACAATTATGAAAGTGTAATTGTCGGAACAACTGCAAGTAAAGACTCAGACTATTGGTTATATATTTCAGTATTTGAATTTGATTCATCTGGGAAATATATCAAACAAATTGCAAATACACTTGATAAATATACTATAACTCCAACGAATGGACATTTATATGTTTTGCAATGGTGGTATGGTGGTAATGATTTTAAAAATAGGCTTCCATATACAAAGGTTTCGGCAAAGTCCTTGCTTAATAAAAAAGATAAAGAAAAAATTTATATAGATTTATCTCCAAAAACAGAAGCAAAACTAGATTTGCCGGATAAATTATTTATCGTAAAAGGAGAAAGCCTTGAACTGTTTAAATATGGGATGTACTACACTGATACTGAATTTATAAATAATCAGTATAATGTACGTGTTGTAAATATTGACAAATATACTACGCAATACGATGATAAAATTGTTATTTCGTGCCCTAAAGATTATTCAAAACCAATTTTACAAGGGGACAATGATTTAGCATTATTCCAATTGATTGACACTTACGGTAAAATAATTGAACAAAAGCGTGTAAAAATTTTTGTCGCTGATAAAGCTACTATATCAGATACTGATAGAAATATTATGTATCTTGGTGATAGCTTTACAGGCTTAGGATTCAGAACACAAGAAATTGCGAATCTTATCTCGCAAGAACCAAAATTATCTAATACAAAATTAATTGGAAAATTTATTGGACAGGGTAGCGGAAATAGGTTTACAGGAACAGGCGGTTACAGTTGGGCGAATTATACTGAAAACCCTAATACATTACCTAGTACGTTCCCAAATAATTATTTGTGGGATCCAGCCTATAACCAAATCAGTATGCAATACTTAGTAAACTCTTTAGGAGAAAGCCATCTGGAATATGCCGTTATTTTGCTAGGGTGGAACGACTACGAAAGTGGAGCGTTTGCACCATCTTTCAGTTGGGATGTTATGAAACAACGTGCCAAAAAAGTAATAGAAAATATTCATAATTATTATCCTACTTGTAAAATTATTTTAGAAAGTTATCACTATATGTATCCATTACACAGAAAGTCATATGGCAATGCATTACCACAAGTAAGACAAAACAAATATATTTATGAACTAAATAAATTTTATCAAGAAATTGCAAATGAATATGATTATGTTGAATTTGTTCAAATGTCCATTCAGATTGATGTACTTCACAATATGGGATTCGAAGAAGAAAAAGTAAATAAACGAAGTGAAGAAATTGTCAAATATTGCAAAGATGTTGTTCACCCAGCTGACATTGGTTTTTATCAGTATTCAGACGCAGAATTTAATGCACTGTTGTATCTTATGCAGTAATTAACTAAAGAGGGCTTTAGTTAACGAAAAAATCTCTCATAAATTCGCTAAAATATCTATTCAGATAGAACGAACAGTGCTATAATCACTATAACAGAACACAAAAAAGAGGAGCTGGACTCCCGACTACCAATCAAAAAGTCCAACTCCAAGCACCACAAAGGGTACGGGTATATTATAGCACAGTACTCTCCCTTTGTGAACCCAAAAGGAGGGTATTTTTTATGAGAGAAAAATTTTTGAATGGGTTCATGACAAAACTGTATGGAGAAATTCCGGAAGAGTATCTGGAAACGATCAAAAACAAACTGGCGTTGTATGTAAATGATTTTGATATCAGTCAAAGGGAAACTGCAGTTGTAAAGTATACTGGATATTTACCAGATTTCTACAAAACTTACATTGTAAGTAGGAAAATCGAGAGTTTGAGTAAAAAGACACTCGAACTCTACAATCTTTATCTGGATGATTTCTTTTTTACAGTCAATAAAAACGCAGAAGACATTACTGCAAATGATATCCGCGTATATCTGTATAACGCTCAGGAGAGCAGAGGATTAAGTAATCGAACGCTTGATAGTAGAAGAACTGCCATACACGCTTTCTTTGAGTGGGCTGCAAATGAGGGATATATAGGCAAGAATCCGTGCAGAGTTATCGAAAATATCAAGTATGAACGTGTAGAGAAGAAACCTCTGACAGATATGGAGTTGGAGAGAATCAGACAGGTATGCGAAACGGTACGCGAAAAAGCACTGGTTGAATTTCTGTACAGTACCGGAGCCAGGGTTACAGAAGTGTGTGGTGTGAAGAAAACAGATATAGACTTCTACAAAGGTGAAGTGATTGTTTTGGGGAAAGGAAATAAGCATAGAAAAGTATACCTAAATGCTCGCAGCAAACTTCTTTTAGGACAGTACCTTACATCCAGAGATGATGATTCGGAATATCTTTTTGTAAGTGAAAGAAAACCACATAATGTATTGAAAAAAGAAGCAATTGAAAGAAACATTCGACTGATAGGTGAACGGGCAGAACTGGATAGACCGTTAACGCCACATCTATTCAGACATACCCTTGCGACGCTTATGCTTCAGAGGGGAACTCCTATCACGGAAGTACAGAAGATTTTAGGGCATGTAAATATCAACACGACCATGATTTATGCCAAGGTGTCAGACGAAGATGTAAAAGCATCTCATATGAAATATGCAATTTAAAGAGAATTTCGATTCTCTTTTCAATTGCAAAAAAATATTTATGTAAATAAAAAAATAGAATATGGGGAGGATTAATAGTCCTCCCCATATTCTTAATCATTGAATGAAATTGTCAGTATTCATTTGCATCTTCTTTCTTAGAAATAACAAATGTTTTTATTTTTTTTGATCCAGGAACGTCACCATCGTCAATATGCTTGGCCATACGAAGCATAGACCTTATTTTGGATGAAGACAGATGCTCCTTGCCGCAGTTCGGACACATTATTTTTTCCGTGTTAATTTGTTCGTTTACGTAATAGTTGCAATTACAAGTGCAATGGACTTTTAATTTTAAAAACATTTTGCGACACCTCCCTAATAGGTTGATTGTACCACAGTGTATGAAGATATGCCATAGAGTTAAGGCTAAAAGGATTAAAACTCTTTTCCTCTTTTACAAAAATATTCGTTCAAAGCCCGTTCGACTACCTGTGATATTTCTTTTTCCTCTTTCTGGCAATGAAACAGAAGATGTATGTACTGCACAGGGGTTAATTTAATTTTTACGCTGATATTTCTTTCGTCTTTCTTTTTTATAGCAATCACCTCCCCATATAACTATATCATGCAGTATTTGTTAAAGTAAGTAATATATAAAGTATTATTTCGAAAGGAATCGACATGAGAGGATTAAAACGTCAAAAACAGACAGTGTATTGGTCAAAAGTAACTGAAATTCTTAACGATATTAATACAGTTACGAAATACAGTAAACCAGAGTTGCACAATTTCTCTGTATCGGCAACTGCCGGAACCCCGGAGGAGATATCGTCCGGTATCGTGCCTGACTATGATAGATACATCACTTCTTTTGATCGTGAATTTAGGCCACAGGAAGGAGATGTATTTTGGATTGATACAGTCCCCGAATTAGACTACGCAGGAGATCTTATTCTGACAGACAGTGTTCCAACTATCATGCCAGATTACCGGTTAAAAAAGATTTTGGATACTCAACGGGGGAATATTGCCAGATACGGAATTTCGAGAATAGGAGCTGAAAATGAGTAAAAAGATAATCAAGTGCGGATTAAGTCAGAAGTCAATTCAGGATGCAATAGATCAACTCAAAGTTTATCAAACTGAATTAAACAACAAGAATGAGTTATTTGTTAAACGGCTATCTGAACTTGGACTTGAAGTTGTACAGACTACAATGGAATCAATACCGGATGAGGAAAAAGGAAGTTATTACACTGAAATTATCTATGACAAACAGGGCAATATAATTGGTTCTTCTATACGATTGTCAGGAAACAATGTACTTTTTATCGAATTTTCGGCAGGAATAACGTATGGGACGAATGATTATCCTTTACCTAGCGGAAATTCTTACGGAATGGGGACGTATCCTTCCAAAAAAGAAAAATCAGACTGGGACAATCCAAATGGTTGGTGGTACACAGATGAAAGCGGACAGTCACACCATTCGTACGGAAATAGAGCGTATATGCCGATGTATCACGCAGAACAAGCTATTGTTATTGCTGTTCGTAAAATCGCTAAGGAAGTTTTTGGTTAATTTTTTATCCACTCAATCCGATAACCAACGATATTTAAAATTTCCTCGATTTCAGAATACGAAAAAGTTTCTTTTCTGAAACGATTGCTAAAATTTTGAAACGTAAAGCTTGTTCCGTGCCTGCGATTTAATTCATCGTTAACTTGGCTCATAGTAAACCCTTGTGAAATAATTATTGCTTTTAATTTGGATTTTAGTTCCATAAAATACTCCTAGTGATTATTTGTTAAATTATAACATTATAAATATAAATTGTAAATTTTAATCTTCTTGAAAAATAAATTATATAGTTTATAATTAAATTAAACAATTTATATAGGAGATGATTGTATGCCAAGACCTACGCCTGACTTTACTGGAATGAAATTCGGAAAATTAACTGCCCTTTACAGAATTAAATCGGAAAAAACTACAGGTAGTGGAAAACATGCTATGTGGATGTGCAAATGTGATTGTGGGAATGCCAAAATCATAAGTTCCACAAGGCTTGCACATGGAAAGATAGATAATTGTGGGTGCATGGATTCTAAATGTAGGAATAAAAAAGGACAATTTACAAAGGGTGAAAATGTAAAAGATATTTCTGGTAAGAAATTTGGAAAATTAACAGTACTGAAATTAGATAAAATTGTTAATAGAAAATCTTATTGGATTGTAAAGTGCGAGTGCGGAACAATAAAAACGGTAAGAAGTGATACTCTTAAAGTTATTACTTCTTGCGGATGTGACAAGAAAAAACAAGATATTATTAATTTCGACATAACGAATCACCATGAATTGACCCACCATCCTGTTTACAGCATATGGAATGCAATGATTAATAGATGTGAAAATCCACATAATAAGAATTACAATAATTATGGTGGACGTGGCATTAAAATTTGCGAAGAGTGGAAGGATATACGAAATTTTTCAAAATGGGCTGATGAAACCGGATTTGAATTAGGCAAAAACCTTTCTATCGAAAGAAAGGATGTGAACGGTAATTATTGCCCCGAAAATTGTTGCTGGATTGACAGAAAATTGCAATCTCGCAATAGAAGAAATACCGTTAGACTTGATATAAACGGAGACAATAAATCACTTTCAGAATGGTGCGAAGTATACAATGTACCATATAAAAAAGTTATTGGAAGATATTATAGGGGAATACGAGAAATAGATGATTTATTTTATAAAGGCAATTTGCAGATGAGAGATTTAGGAAGAGAGTAAGTACAAAAACTACTATGCCCGTGTACAAAGCAACTGTAGAAATCATACAGAACATTCGGAAAATCGGAAAAGAAGTCTTTAGTTCCTGATAAATTCCATACTGAAACATACACAACAAAATGATATACTATAACATATAAAAGCATCTACCTGAGTGGTGGGTGCTTTTTTCATGATTAAAATAAGGCGGTGATAACATGCCAGACACAATAAAAAATCCAATTTCAGAAGTCTTTAACCGATGGTCAAAAGCAGTTGAGCCTGTTGTTGGAAAATATAATTATTCTATGGATAAAAGCCAGACAATAGCGTCTACAAAAAAGGCATATGCTCGCTTGTTGATGCTCGGGAATACAACGATAAATAGTGACCTTGAGGGCGATGAATGCGCTACGCTGATATCATTTCAAACCGAATCATATGCATCCGGTGCAAAAGCCTTATCAAAAGTATATGACGAAATCGACGAAGCAAGCCACAAAGCCATGGTCGGCATGGGATTTCGGAGGATATATGGCCCTGAATTACAAAACAATGCAGAAAACAGCATAAAACGTGTCATTAGCAGATACAGCCGGACCTATACCGGACAATTTCTCTAAAAAAAGGGGGTGAGAAACTATGGAACAGATTCTGAGCTATGTAAAACCAGAACTTCTGACTGTTGCAGTAGTCCTGTATTTTGCAGGAGTATTTTTAAAGCAGACAGAAACAGTATCCGACAAATACATTCCTGGAATTTTAGGAGTCCTTGGAATGGTAATTTGTGGAATTTATGTATTTGCAACATCTACCGTATCTAACGGGCAGGAAATTGCAATGGCGGTATTTACCGCTATCACACAGGGAATTCTTGTCGCAGGATTAAGTAATTATGTAAATCAGATTATTAAGCAAGCAAGCAAAGAAGAATAGAAAGGACGGTGATCCTTTTATCTCCCGAGCACAGGGTTACGTGCAGAGAGCCAGAGAGCCATTGATAAAGCAAATTTAAGCTAATATTAGCAGAAAGGAGCCTAAAATGGCAGATTTAACTACACTTGGCGTAACCATTCATTATGGCGTTGAGACAAAAGCAGGATCAAAACCAACAACATTCACATGGCTCAAAAGATGTAATGCGATTGGCGGCATTTCTCTTGATACAGAACAGATCGATGTTTCTGCGTTGGAAGACTACATTACACAATATGCATCCGGCAGACAGGATACAGGTGGTACATGGGAACTTACATTCAATTTAAGTGCGGATGTCATCACAGCAATTAAAAAACTTTTCTCAGATGCAAAAACCGGAAAAGCCACAGGATTACGAACCTGGTTCGAAGTTGTTTTTCCAGATCTTTCAGATGCATTTTTCATCGTGGCAGAACCGGGGCGTGAAATACCACTTCCAGAGATCGGACAAAATGAAGCAGCTACAATCCCTCTCACTCTTATCATCAACGAGTATAAAGGACTTGACACAAAAGTTGTTTCCGAAGAACTTGCGCAAACTTTAAATGAAGCAAAAGCGGCAGCTGCAAACATGAATACATTTTGATTATTAAATTTAGGGAGGACATATAATGTTTAGTTTTAAAGTAGGCGGGAAAGAATACAAGATCAAATTTGGATACAAGGTGCTGTCCGAATCAGACGTTTTGCTTAAAGCTTCTGACATTTCGAATATTGCTGATCCGAGATCACTCATTGCACTTTTGCCAGAGCTGATTCTTATAGGGCTTCAAACCAAGCATAAAGATGAATTTGGATACGAAACAGAAGAAGAAAAGAAAGTGGCGTTTGGAAAAGTGTGTGATCTGCTTGACGATTATGAAGATGAATCTACAGAAGAACATCCTCATGATGGATTTACATTATTCCAGAAAGTAAACGATGAGCTTGAGAAAAACGGTTTTTTATCCGGAATTCTGAAAAAGATGGAAGAAGCAGAGGAGAAACAGAAGATAACGAAGGCACCGCAGGACCACAAGAAGAAATCCTGAGTTTTGGCGAAATAGTACATAAGAAATTACTTCCGTTGTATTTATCCATTGGCGTTCCAGAAGAAAAATTTTGGGATTCCACTCCTTATGATTTGGAACCATACATGGAAGCCTACAAATTAAAACAAAAAATGGAAGATTCGCAAGCATGGCAGTTCAACATGTACACGATGTGTGCAGTTCAGACTGCGGTCGCAAATGTGCTTATTGGTAAAAAGTCAAAGGCTGAATACCTTAAAGAACCATTTTTACAAACAGCTGAAAAGCAGAAGCAAGAGGATGAAGAGAATCTTTCTGAAGCAGAAAAGAAACGGCAACGTGACAGGTTGCTCATGACATTGCAACTCATGCAAGCAAATTTTGAGCTGAATCATGGTAATAATGACGAGGGCAGGCAGGATTAAAAGTCTTGTCTGCCCTTTATTTTTTTGATTAAAAGGAGGTGCTTTAATGGCCGATAATACCATAGATACCCTCAATATACAAATAGGCAGTAGCACAACTCAGGCGGTACGGTCTATTAATAACCTTGTGAAAAAATTAGATACATTAAACACTGCCCTTGGAAATCTTGACATAAGTCGGTTAAATAATTTTTCCAATTCTTTAAAAAGTTTAGGTAGCGTGAATTTTAAAGCAAATGGATTGAATGCGGCTATAAACGCCATCAATCGTCTTGGTAAATCTGATTTTAGCCAGTTTGATACAGGAAAATTAGGTGAAATTCTTACTGAGATGCAGAAACTTGATTCTATTCCAGATGTTTCTCCGAGCGTTAGCCGGTTCACGACCGCTATAGCTAAACTTGCCGGTACAGGACAGTATATCGGCAATGTATCAAAGGAACTTCCGAATCTTGCGACAGGTTTAAATAATGCGTCTACTAAATTAGGCTCTATGAGCGAAGTATCAGCATCCACCAATGCTTTTATTACTTCTCTTGGAAAATTAGCTAGTGCAGGAGATAAAACTGGAAAGACTGCAAATCAATTATCAACTCTCGCGCAAGAGGTTTTGAAGTTTTTTGACGTAATGAAAAGCGCACCAGATATCAGTTCGAGCACAATAAGAATGACAGAGGCATTGGCTGTACTTGCTTCGTCTGGAAGTAAAGTCGGAAGAGCTACAAGCAGTGTTTCAAGCTCACTCAATAATTTGTCGTCTGTTGGCTCTAAAGTCAGTTCCGTAATGCATGGTGTTGCTAATGCGTTCCAGGCTTTTGCTTCAAAAACAATATCTCTTGGGGCAAAAGTAGTATCAGCCATAGCCGGAATAGGCAATGCTTCGTCCGAAACAGGTGAAAAAATAAGAAAACTGTCAAATCCGTTAAGCTCATTGACAAATAAGTTGAGTGCTTTATATGCAAAAGGATTTTTAGTAAAACGGGCCCTTGAAGTTTTATCATCGCCTGTAGAATCTGCGATGAATTACGTAGAGACTTTGAATTATTTCAACTCTGCATTTAATCAAGTTGCAGAAGGAATCGACACAGACGAATGGAAGAAGAGCGGTATTAAATCCGCAGAAGCATATGCCAATTCATTTCAAGAGAGAGCAAAACAACTTTCTCAGAAATTGACAGGATTTGAAATTTCCGATACTGGGGAACTTACTAGAACAAATACTGCAAGCCTTGGACTTGACCCTGAAAAGGCCATGCAGTATCAGGCAACATTCGCACAGATGTCATCATCTATGGGCGATACCTCCGAGACTGCATTGAAGTTGTCAAATGCTTTGACAATGATTGGTTCTGACCTTGCATCTGTAAGGAACATGGATTTTGAAGATGTATGGGAAGACATGGCATCCGGATTGACTGGCATGAGCCGTACAATGGACAAGTATGGCATCAATATCCGTAATGCCAATATGCAACAGGAATTATACAATCTGGGAATCAACACCAGCATATCAAATTTATCTCAGGCAGATAAAACGATCTTACGTACAATTATTTTGCTGAATAATTCTAAATATGCATGGGGTGATTTGGCTAATACGATTAACCAGTCAGCGGCGTGATAAATGCATAGCTGTTGATTTAGTCGCCTATATCGAAACCGACAAGTAGGATATGGGTTATAAGTGATGAAATAAGCTGGAAAGCCGTTTGCAACGGTAATCAGAGAGTGAAGGCTATGGGCAAAAACATAGTCAACCGCAACGCGTAGGAAGTGAACCTGTCGCTGAGATGCTACAGAATATAATCTTCCCAAGAGGCATCACTATCGGTCGGTACGGGTGCAGAACCCGTGGTAAAAAGGTACGCTGGACTGCATTATAATGATGCAGAAGTAAGGATAAAAAGCCTTACGATAACAATTCGAAATCAGCCAGCAAACCAGATTCGTATGCTGCAATCCAATTTTGCATCTCTTGGTAGAACAATAGGCTCCTTGTTCATTCCTATACTGCGAACAGTTCTTCCGTATATCAATGCAATAGTCATTGCACTTCAAAGAATGTTTGCTTATATTGCAAAATTGCTTGGAATCAAACTGTCAAACTTTGTATCATCTACTGGCGGTATTTCTGTAGATACAAGTAACATTGCGGATGATATGGATAATGCCAGTGATTCTATTGATACTGCAAATAAGAATGCAAAAAAACTCGAAAAAACATTGTCAGTTCTTTCATTTGATGAACTGAATCAGCTTAATGACAATTCTGATTCTGGTAGTACAAGTAATCCTTCTTCCGGTTCTGGAAATGGTGGATTAGGACATATAGGAGCGCTTGATGCTGCATTAGATGATGCTTTGTCTGCATATCAAAAAGCATGGGATGAAGCTTTTAAAAAGATGTCCAACAGGGCAAATAAAATGGCAGATGCCATTGTAAATGCCTTTAAGAGAAAAGACTGGAAAGGTCTTGGAAAAATCATGGCTGATGGCATCAACTGGGGTATGCAAAAACTCTATGATGCTATTAACTGGAACAAAGTAGGCCCTTACATCACTAAATTCACCAGTGCATTCACCCAGACTTTCAACAGCCTTGTTGATAATATCAACTGGAATTTGATGGGACGCACTGTTGGCGCTGGATTAAATACTATTGTCAATATGGCAAATCAGCTTCTGGAAGGAACAGACTTCAAAAACCTTGGAAAGAAATTTGCTGAAGGCGTCACAGGATTTATTCGCGAAGTTGAATGGACTAATTTTGGCAACATGCTTGGAAACAATTTCATGAAAGCATGGGATGTGTTTACAGGATTTGTAGAAAATCTTCCGTATAACGAAATCGGTCAGGCCGTTGCGAATGGTTTAAATGGTATTTTTGAAAAAGTAGATTTTGGTGAAATCGCACATGCGCTTGCAACCGGTTTGAATGGTGCATTTGATTCACTAGCGGCATTTACCAGTAACTTCAATTGGAATGATTTTGTTGATAACATCACAAGTGGCATCGTGACATTTATGCAGGAATTTGACTGGAAAGAAAACGGGCAGAAACTTGAAAACTTTATCAATCATCTCTTGACGTCATTGATTGACATTGCAAAAGGCGTCGATTGGGAATCATTCGGACATAATGTAGGGGTTTTTCTGAGCCAGATAGAATGGGGCAAACATCTTTCTCGGCTTTTGACGGTTGTTGGTGATGTGCTTGGTGGAATTTGGGAAGGGCTTGGAACAACATCTGCCGGCACGTTTGTACAGGCAATGGCTGTTTTTGCTATTGGTGATAAATTAATGCCACTTGTGGATACTATCACCAAATTCTTTACAGGCGATACAGTTTTTGGAAATCTTTCTACAGCTGTGCAAAGTATGCTGAATCCCGCAATCACTGAGGCGGTAAAGACAACTATTCCAGCACTTGGAACTTCTTTAGGAAGCCTTGTTGCAACAGGCGGTGGAATTGCTCTTGCTGTAGGCGGAGCAGTATTACTTACCAAGAAATTAGCAGGACTTTTTGAGACCATGCAAGGCGGCAATGGAATGACTACGCAATATGGCGGCTATCTGCATGATTACGCAACACAGTTGACTGATGTGGCAAATCTTACAAACGATCAATCAGAAGCATTATGGCAGTTGATTGAAAAGGACGAAGAGCTTGGAAAGACCCACGATGAAATGTATTCTGATATGGTTGAAAAGCTAAAAGAATATGGTGTTTCAGCAGATCAGGCAAAAACAGCTCTTGAAAATTATGGTGCTCAGGCGGGTGTTTCGGCAGATTTTGTTGAGGGTATGACTAATAAAATATCGGCACTTGGAGACGGCATGTCAGAAGCAGCATCCAAATTCGACACTTCGAAAATCAGCATTTCTGATTTGAAAGATGAGTTGTATATGCTGAGCTTGAAATCTGATGAATTTGGCGGTTCGTATAAAACTGCTATGGACGAACTTGACAATGCTAACAATGGTGGAGCAATAACCAATACTAAAGATGCTCTGGATAAAGTTTACACATCACTCAAAAATGCAGGTGTTCCACTTGATGAACTTGATAAGAAATTACGAGAAGATTTTCCAAATGCAACTGTTGTAACCAAAACGGCTGTTGAGCAGAATATAGTCGGGGCTCAGGAAACTATTTCGTCATCCGTTGCAAAAGCATCAAAAGATACCAAAACAGCTACAAGCGAAATGACAAAAAATGCAACTGACGACTTTGCAGAAATTCAAAAGCAAGCTGATACTTATATGGGAAATGTCGCTACCACAACGTCTATGAATTGGGGAAATTCTTCACGAGAAGCAACCATAAAGGCCAGAGAGATGAAAGTAGCGGTCAGCACAGAACTTGGTAATATGGACAAATCTGTCAGAAGCCATTTCGAAAGCCAATATAACATCGCTTATGTGAAATGGGAAAATATTGGAAGAGACATATCCAATTATATTTCCGGTACGATGAATAGTGATATAGGCAGTGCACTGGATAGCTTTGTTGATACAATCCGAAATTCTTTCAGTAATATGTATGATATTGGATACAATGCAGCACAAAGTCTTTATAGCGGCATGAAAAATGTTTCTATGCCAACATTATCATATCGTATATCAGAATGGAAAACACATAATCTTGGAAACGGTAAAACCAGTCAAACTCCTGTTTACAGTCCTAATTGGTACGCAACAGGTGGAGTATTTACAAAGGCGTCTGTAATCGGCGTTGGCGAAGCAGGACAGGAAGCTGTTCTCCCACTGACAAACCGTAAGGTAATGAAAAGTATTGCTGATAATATCATGTCTAGCTATGACGGTAGTGCAGGTCTTTCAAAGGAAGAACTTGCAGCAGCTGTTGAACGCGGCGTGGTTACTGCGATGATGAACAACGGTGGATTTGGTGGATCTTCGCCAGAGTACATCATGAACAGCATCAAGGTCAACGAACGTGAGCTGGCACGAATTGTCACAAAAGCACAAAGCAATACAGAATATCGTATGAATCCATCACCGGCATATTGATATAACAATTGTTGTAAATGATATAATGGCGCCCCAAAAAAGTATCGGATTGAATGAATTTCGGCACTGATCGGGGCACACTTTTTTATGATTAAAGTTTAAAAAAAGCAGTACAATTTGTACTATTTTATTCTTATTTAAAACAAAAAACAGAAAATAAGAGTATGATTTTTCAAAAAAATGGAATAAGCCCTTATTTGGCAAAATAACGCTAAAAATCCAGAACGAGCAGTGCTAAAATGTAAATACACCGAAACTAATTTATGAATAATTTGTAAACTGTAATTTTCATTGATTTCGAAATAATTAGTTTATTTTGAAAAATAAAATTTTTTAGAAGCAAATATTCTGTCAACAATGCATTTTTGTTTACATAATATCTCAATGTAACGTTACAATAACGTTACGTGTAACGCGCTGTAACGCAATAGAATAAGAATAAGAGTAAGAATAAGAATATTAATTAATATATATGAGATATATATTAATCGTCGAATAAGAGCTTATTCGCCCCTGCTAAATCACTTGATCTCGTATTTGACTTTTAAAACGATTTTAAGTTTGATTCGATAAAATCCTTGATAAAAGGATAAAAATTGATTTTAGGCATAAATTTCGAACGCACAAGGGCATTATAGAACATAAAACATGTTGCCGAATTAATTTTCCGTAGTCTTTCAAATTGCTTTACTATTCATACTGAAACATACTTCATGTATGTGATAAAATGAAAAATCATAAAGCGTCTATCAGAGTAAGAACAATAGGCGCTATTTTTATGCATGTAACGTCCTTTATAGGGCGTTTTTTATTTTTATGAGGTATTTAGCATGGCAGAGATATTTTTAAAAGTGGACAATGTTTCAATGCCCTGTCCATCTGCTTATACATGGGGGTTAAATGATATATCAGCGTCAAAATCAGGCAGGTCTGACGATTCGATTATGCATAAAAACAGGGTGGCTCAAAAAAGAAAATTATCTTTACGGTGGAACGGCAAGGACTGGGCGACTACTGCGAAAATATTACAAGCATTTAATCCCGAATACATACAGATAACATACCCGGACATGATGTCAGGAACATATGAAACAAGAACGTTTTACGTTGGCGATAGAAGTGCACCAGTCAAATGGTGGTGGGCTGGAAATCAGAGGACGGAATCTATCAGTTTTGATGTGATCGAGAGGTAAGGCATGAGAAATTTATCATCTAGGTGGAAAGAAAAAGTTAAAAATGGAATGGATGTGCATTATCTCAAGTATGCCGATATCACTCTTACTGATGGGACTGTATTAAACTTGACGAATGCCGACTTGTGGCAAAATGGAATGACGTTTGAGGATTCTGTATCCGGAGATAGCAGTTTTGATATTGGATCTGCGATTATTAATGTTTTAACGCTGAGTATTAATAACTTTGAAGGTCAGTATTTCGATTACGATTTTGAGGGAGCAGAAGTCATATGTTACGTTGGATTACAGATCGAAGATGAGGACACAAGTGAACTGTTAGATTCAGCCGGAGAACAAATACTGGATTCAACTGGCGATACAATCATAGTTCATAAAAATACGGTTATTGAAAAAACACGTATTTGTACAGCAACAGTAGTTGAACAGCCGGAAGACGAAACGGTGACCATAGACCTTACGTGCGAAGATAATATGCGGAAGTTTGACCGCAATTATTCCGACAGCAAATTGAAGTATCCGGCGACCAGAGGGCAGATCATTCGTGATGCGTGCGAAGTATGTGGCGTTGCATTACAAACGTATCATTTTGATCACGATGATTATATCGTACAGACCAGACCATCAGATGATGCACTGACGTTCCGACAAGTATTACAGTGGGTTGCTCAAATTGGCTGTCAGTGGTTACGATGTGATGAATATGGCAGACTTTGCGTAAAGTGGTACGATACAGAAAAAGCAGATGCGCAGGAAATTGATACGACTTATAGTTTTACGCCACAACACACAGATGTTGTAATTACAGGTATTCAAGTAACTGAATATAGCGATTCTTCCGATGAAGAACCAGAAAGTTATATGGCCGGTACACAGGGATATGTACTGGCCATTTCTGACAATAAATTGATTCGTAAAGGTGACGGACAAACAGTTGCTTCAATGATCGCCGAAAAATGTGTCGGGATGTCATTTCGACCATTTGAATCGGAATGTCCAACAGATGTTGCATTGGAAGCCGGTGATGCAATTACGATTGAAGATCGTAATGGATATTTGTACAGTACTTACCTTACGACTACAACCTTGCAGCCGGGAGCTGGACAGAATATTGCTTGCAATGCTAAAAGTACTGCTAAAAATAGCAGCACTCGTTACAGTCAAATCACGCAGGTATATGTGACTGCCCGAAAAATGGTAAAAGTTGAAAAGACAGCCAGAGAAAAAGCTCTTGAAGAATTTGGAAAAAGAATTGATTCAGCCACAGGAGTTTATACCACAGTCCAGAAACAGGCAGATGGTAGCGACATTTTCTATTTGCACGACAAACCAACTCTGGCAGAATCCAAAGCTATCTGGAAAATGACTTCTGAGGCATGGGGAGTTTCTACAGATGGTGGACAGACATGGAATGGTGGTATGACTGTTGACGGCGATACTATTGTAAGAATCTTGAATGCGGTCGGAGTGAATGCTGATTGGATTAATGCCGGAGCGATTACAGTAAAAGATGCCAATGGAAATATTCTTTTCCAAGTAGATATGGATACCAAAAAAGTTATCATCAGCGGAGATTCCGTAGTTATTGGAGGAAAAACAGCAAGTAAGGCACTGTCCGATAATTTGCAGGAAAGCAAAGATTATTCTGACGGTAAATTAGCTGATTACGCAAACACAATAGCAGAGTCGCTGTCTGGTTTACAATCCCAAATAGACGGACAAATAGAATCGTTTTTCTATGATTATGAGCCGTCTTTACAGAATATACCGGCATCTCAATGGACTACAACAGAAGAACGAAAAAAACATGAGGGTGATTTATTCTACTGGAAAACGACAGGGTATGCGTATCGCTTTATGCAAGACGGTGCTACGTGGAAGTGGCAGTTAATCCAAGACAATGATATTTCTAAGGCACTTGCAACAGCAGAAAAAGCAAAGGATACAGCGGATGGAAAACGAAGAACATTTGTGGTTCAACCATCTCCTCCATACGACATTGGCGATTTATGGTCACAAGAAGGTGGAGATATTCTGACTTGTGTGGTTTCGAGATCACAGGGCAGTGTATATGTATCATCAGACTGGCGGAAATTAAATAAATACACTGATGATACTACTGCAAATAAAGCCCTTGAAGCAGCATCATTAGCCAAAAACATGACCTTACAGCTTTCCAACGACATGCAGACAATCGCATCCGATGCAGATGGCAACATTACGACATTTCCTACAGTCGCAACAGCGGCAACCGTCATGTATGGAACACAGGACATCACGGATGATTGTAGTTTTACAATTACAAAATCTGCAAGCGTAACTGGCTCTTGGAATGATGCGACACATGTTTACAATGTTACAGGACTGACTTCCGATAATGGCTGGGTAGACATCAAGGCAACGTACCTGGTCAATCTGGCAATAACAAAAAGATTCACAATTTCTAAACAGAAACAAGGTAAGCAAGGCATACAAGGCGTTGGAAAAGACGGAAAAACTACTTACCTGCATATCAGATATGCGCCAGTACAGAATCCTACTGCTAGTCAGATGACTACTGTGCCAGACAATAATACAGTATATATCGGCACATACAGTGATTTTAACGGAGTTCCTAGCACCAATCCATCTGCTTATACATGGGCGAAATTCAAGGGCGACCAGGGCGTTCAAGGCCCGCAGGGCGAGCAAGGCGAAAGAGGAATTCAAGGTCTGCAAGGAGAAAAAGGAGATCCTGGCGAGCGTGGCCTGCAAGGAATACAGGGCGAAAAGGGTGAACAGGGTGTACCGGGTGTAGGAATTGATGGAAAGACAAGTTACCTGCATATTGCTTACGCTAATTCCGCTGATGGTAAAACGGACTTTTCAATTTCGGACGCGTCAGGCAAAACATACATCGGTCAATACACGGACTTTGAAGTGAATGACAGCACTGACCCAACGAAATACACATGGTCATTGATTAAGGGCATGGACGGAAAAGATGGCAAATCCTCATACACATGGATGAAATACGCAACCAGAGCGGACGGACTTGACCTGTCAGATTCGCCTGATTATGTGCCACTTCTGGACAGCGCAGGGGCATTTGTTCTTGATTCGAACGGAAACAAGATATTCACGGCAACACAGGCAACTTACATCGGTATTGCTACGAATAAGGATACACCGACAGAAAGTGAAGACCCGTCAGATTATATCTGGTCAAGATTCAGGGGTGTTGATGGATATGACGGAAAAGATGGTGCACAGGGCATTCCGGGAAAAGATGGAGTCGATGGAAAAACTCAGTATACACATCTTGCGTATGCGAATAGTGCTGATGGAAAGACCGATTTCTCTGTAGATGATCCAAACCGTGAGTACATCGGAATGTATGTAGACTTCGCAGAAGAAGACAGCACAAACCCCGAGGACTATGCGTGGTCACTCATCAAAGGTGCAAATGGAGCACAAGGGGTACCCGGAACTCCGGGCAAAGATGGAAAGACGCCATACCTCCATATAGCCTATGCCAATTCCGCTGATGGAAAGACAGATTTCTCTGTAGACAATAGCGTAGATAAACAGTACATTGGTCAATACACGGATTACACAGAAGAAGACAGCACGAACCCGGCTGATTACAGCTGGACAAAAATAAAAGGAGAGCAGGGAAATCCGGGACGCACATATTTTATCGAACTTTCTTGCAGCACTTTAAAAAGAAATCCTGATGATTTAAGTGTAACACCGTCTTCTGTGACAGCTTATGCATATTATCGAGACGGAAACGGAGAGAAAATAGCATATGCAGGAAGGTGGAGGATTCAATATTCATTAGACGGCAACAGTTGGACCAATATGGGAAGCGCCGCAGAAGCAAAATCAGTTGCAAAGGTGTTTTACTCAACAGACAAATTTAATTTTGTACAATTTGTATTGTACAGAAGCGGCGGCTATACAGAAGTTTTAGATACGCAAAGCATTTCGGTACTAACCGACGTTTCTGAATTGACGCAGGAACAGATTGTAAAAATTCTTTCAGCCGATGGCGCATGGAAAGGGTTGTATTACGATAATGGACATTTGTACATCAGCTTCGATGCGGCATTAGGTGGAACACTGATGCTCGGTGGCAAAAACAATGGGAACGGAAAACTCAGCATATTTGATGCCGATGGAAATGAAGTTGGACACATTGACAATACAGGTGTTAATTTCACCACGGGAACATTCTCAGGGAAACTCGAAGCCGCGTCAGGAACGTTCAAAGGAGACATCACCGGAGCATCGGGAACATTCTCAGGGAAACTCAGCTCCAAATCCGGAAGTCTTGCCGGATGGACGATTAAAGATGATTACATCGAATCAGCTGACGGTGGAATCAAAATTCGGTCAGATGGACATATCCAAATTGGTAATGTTGTGCTTAATCAGGCGTCTGATTTGAAATCGTTACAGGTCAAATACGGTATGCAGGTTCATGCGCGAAGAGGTGTGGGAGAATTCACAGATGGTTCGGGCGAATTTAAGCTAATTGGCATCGGCAGCACATCCGCGAATTATAACAATCTCTGCATTGCAAGTAATATCGTATCAAAGGTTTCGTCATCCTCAAAAAGGTACAAAAACCACGTTCGGGACATGAGTATTGAAGAAGCCGAAAAACTTTTGGATGTTCCGGTTGTGTGGTTCAAGTACAAGGGCGGATATCTGATGCCGGGTGATCGATTCGAGGGAAAACCACTTCCGGGATTCTACGCAGAAGATGTATACGATGCATTCCCGGAGGGCGCAATGCTCAACGAAGACGGGCAGGTAGAGGACTGGAATTACAGAACCATGATACCGGCAATGATGAAACTGATACAGAATCAGCAGGAAACTATTAACAACCTCACTGAGAGGATAGAAAAATTAGAAAAGGAGATATGATTATGGGACTTTGGACAGATTACACAAAAAAAGACACACCGGAGGATAATGACACATTGATGCTTTACGACGCGGCAGGAAAGGCGAACAAGCAGACACTTTTCAGTGGCTTTTGGAAGTGGGTGGCGAAGAAGCTGAAAGAAGCAACACTGTCGGATTTAGAGACCACGAACAAGACTATGATTGGAGCTATTAATGAATTAAATAGTAATATGACATCAAAAACATACGATGGAAAAAACTATTCTTCTCAATTTTGTCGGATGTACGTAAGTAAAAATCTAGGTATAGGAAAACCCTCAAGCATAATTGTATTTGGCTATGAAGGAATAGGAGTTGCATTCTTTGACACCATGTATTCCACGTCCAATCCTGCACCAAGTAGAGCAATTAATATATATGGAGAAATATTTAAAATAGAGGATAAAACAATTCTTGTTAATTTTAACACTGATAGAAATCGGCAGATAGTTATTATATCTCCGCAAGGTGTAGAAATAGAATTAGAACCTGTTGAGTAACTTTTTTATTCCTCTTCCCACAGTCATTGAGAACGTACAAGTGCAACCTTGACGACTTCTTCCAGACGGTCAACAAACCGCTGAATCAGATAACCACCAACGATATCCGTGTGTACCTGTTCGGGCTGTCGGCAAAAGGCAACACTAACCGGACGATTGACGGAAAGCGCCTTATCATTCACACGTTTCTGGACTGGTGCGTCAAGGAAGAGTATCTGACTAAAAATGTTTGTAGCCGAATAAATCCAATCAAGTTTAAAGCCAAACCACGTGAGCCGTTGTCTGATATCGAATTGGAATTAGTTCGCGATGCTTGCAAGGATTATCGAGAAAAAGCCCTTGTTGAACTGTTCTACAGTACCGGATGCCGTGTTTCGGAAATGGTGATTCTGAAGAAAGCTGACATTGACTTTCGGACGAAAGAAGTTCATCTGTTCGGAAAAGGCAGTAAACACCGGATATCGTACATCAACGCCAGAGCCGAAGTTGCTCTGAAGAAATACTGGCTCAGTCGGAAAGGTGATTCTGACAGCGTGATATCCACCGGACGTCAGCCGTATCGGGGCATCACAAAGACACAAATCGAACAAATAGTCCGGCAGATTGGAGAGCGTTCCGGCATCGGTAGACACTTATATCCACATCTGATAAGGCACACAACGGCAAGCATGGCGTTTGAGCGGGGAATGAACGTCACCGACTTGCAGAAGATGCTCGGACACGAGAAACTTGACACGACTATGATTTACGCAAAAGTAGCACAGGAATCTGTACGCTACAGTCACCACAAGTATGTTTCATGAAAGGAGTTGACAGAATTGGAGATTAAAGGAATTGACGTCTCTGCCTGGCAGGGACAGATCGACTGGAAGACAGTGGCAGCCTATGGAATGGACTTTGCTATCCTTCGGATCACAGAATCCGGAAACGTAACAGACAAATATTTCGAAAGAAATTATACAGAATGCCAGAAATATAATATTCCAACAGGTGTATATAAATACTCCTATGCAATGACCATATCAGAGATCCAGAGTGAAGCCAGGAAAGTCGTATCCGTCCTGAATGGAAGAGAACTTCAGTATCCCGTATGGTTGGATCTGGAACATCATAAACAGAGAGTGCTTGGAGCAGAGAACATCCATAAGATGACAGAAGCATTTGAAAAGATTATTACAGCAGCGGGTTATAAGTTTGGCATCTACTGTAATGTAGACTGGTACATGAACGTGATCTGCAGTCATCTGAAGAAATACGACTTCTGGATCGCACGCTATCCGGCAAATGATGATGGATGGATTCAGGAACGTCTCCGTCCGGACTTCGGCGTCGGCTGGCAGTACAGCTCCAAGGCCAAGATTCCTGGAATCAATGGAACTGTAGACCGAAGCGTATTCTATAAAGACTATAAGGAGGTTTCGACAGTGGACAAAAATATTGAAAAGCTGATTCTTATTGCGAAAAACGAAATTGGTTATCTTGAAAAGAAATCAAACATTCAGCTTGATGATAAGACTGCAAATGCAGGTTCAAACAATTATACGAAGTACTGGCGGGATATAAAATCATCCTATCAGGGACAGCCTTGGTGTGCAGCATTCGTGAGCTGGTGTTTCATGAAAGCATTCGGTTTGGACAAGGCTAAAAAACTTTTAAAGCACTGGCCTTATGTATACTGTCCGACCATGAGTGAATTATTTACACTTAATTCGTACCCCAAAATTGGAGACATTGTTATCTTTTATCATAACGGTACATTTACTCATACAGGAGTTGTTACTGCCGTGATCGGAGACAAATTTTATACCATCGAAGGAAATACCTCCGGAGCATCCGGGATCATAGCAAATGGCGGTGGTGTCTGCGCAAAGAGCTACTATAACAGCAAGCTTCCGGGAACAAAGTTCTGTACACCAGACTATTCACTCGTCACATCTTCCACAGAGACAACTAATACAGAAGGAGGCAGCTATATGTTCACACCAGAAACCGTAAAATCAGGAGACAAAAACACATCCGTATTATTGCTTCAGGAGATTTTAAGAGCTAGAGGATTTAAGGGAAAAACCGGAAAAGCCCTGAAACTCACCTGGAAAGCAGATGCCAACACCATCTATGCTCTCAAAGCCTACCAGGAATCCAGAAAAGAGGTTCTTGCCGTAGATGGCGTATGCGGCCCTGCGACTTGGAAAGACTTGATCGCGATTTAAATTCAAAGTGGTACTTGATATATAACGAATAGAATGATATAATAAACATGTTCAGTGAATCCTTATTTCTTAAAAGTTTTCAATTCCTCGAAAAGACCGCCAGTCTCACATCGCTGGCGGTCTTTGTAATATCAATTTATATAATTTTCGTATTTATCCTTGATTTCGTTGTGGTTCCGGCGGCGTATCTGGACAATATCGCCAGATTCCATGATGAAGTTCTCGTTCACGGACTGAATGTGATCCATGTTAACCAAATAACTCTGATGGCATCGCAAAAATCTTTTATCACACAATTCTTCTTCAATATCATCAAGCTTTCCAAGTGTTACAAAGCACTGGTTATCGGTCGTGTAGATATGGCATGAACGGCCTTTACTCTCAACATATTCAATCTGTCTGTATTCCAACCGATGTAATTCTCCGTGCGTTTTGAATGTCAGAACCTCATCCCTCATATGTGACAGAATCTCGTTGATTGCGCTGTACATCCTGCCATATTCCTTGCCTTTGATGGCATATTGCACCGCACCAACATCGAATGCTTCCCGGAAATGCTCCTTGTCGGATGTCCAGAAAATGATATTTCCCTTATATCCTGCATCCCGGAGCCGGTGCGCAATTTCCAGACCATTTTCCTTTTCTAAGATCATGTCAAGGACAATTATATCAAACCACATACCGTCCTTAACATCGTCAATCAACGGGTTACCTCTGCGGTAGTCTTTGATTTCGTACCGCCAGTCGCCTTTGCGCTTCAGAAAGCCTGCGACTCTTTCTTTGAAAATCTCAATATCCAGTTCGTCATCATCACAAATAGCTATCCTCATACGCAATTCCTCCTTTCAAATTCTCAATTTTGTCAAAAATTTCCGCGTTTTTGACAATACACACAATTTTCCTGTGAGTTGTGATAGTATTCTATACAACATCACAAATATATTTTAGCACGGCACTTTTATAGTGTAAAGTGTTGAGGAATGAATAAAAACTAAAAAAATCGACAAATTGATGAATACAGGGTTTCTGGAATCCCGGAATCGGGAGGATGTGTGTATAGAAACCGCCTACGGGCAAAAAGAAAAGGAAGGGGACGTTAATCTCCTTCCTTTTCCTGACTTTGAATAATTATTTTACAGAAACCTTTACTTTCTTTTTTGCATTTCCTGATTTTATCGTAATATAAGCAGTACCTTTCTTTAGGCCTGTGACAGTTCCATTTTTACTTACGATAGCAACTTTCTTATTAGAGGTAGAAAATGATATATTACTTTGCGAAGTAAATGGAGTTTTAGATACTTTGATTTTATAAGCCTTTCCTTTCGAAATACTGATTTTATCTTTCTTAACGGTTAAATCCGTCGTAGAAACAGATGAATTTTGCACTTTAACATTTATATTTATAGTTTTGCCACTTGCTAATTTAACTTGAATTGTGGTTTTTCCAGTGATTTTTAATGCGGCAATCTTAAATGTTCCGTTCGGCTTGACATTTGTGATTTTTATAATCTTTTTATTTTTGACTGCGACATCAGCTAAATAATCTCCATTTGCCATTCCAACGATTTTTACTGAAGATGTTGTCTGACCCTTTTTTAGAGTAACATTTTTGTGATTTGCTGTTCCAGTAGGAGTTAAAACATCATTTCCCTCGGCTTTTATTCTCGATCCACAGCGGGAACATTTTGTTTGCTTTACAGACGGTTCGAATACAGTTGCCTTTTGAATAAGCTTCCAGTCAGACCATTTGTGCCCTAATGCAGGACTCAATGTTTCACCACAGTCTAAGCATTTTGAAGAGCTAGTGCAAGTTGCTTTTGTGCGATTTTTGTGTTCGCATTTAAGATATATGAGCGGCGGGTCAATCCATGCGTATTTTGCATCGGTAACAACGGATTTAGAGGTTGCATCTCCGTAGTTGTAAAATCTTCCGTGATCAAAAACCTGAATGGTTCCGTCACTTAAAGAGTTTGAAGCCCTTTTGACAAGCACATTTCCTTCATAGTAATTTAAACAAATGATATCTCCATGTACGTTTACAGTTCCGTGATTCTTGAACGTCCCCAGAACATACAGATTTCCTTTAATTGTCAGTTTTCCATAAAATGTATATTCAGCATTTCTGCCAACATACATATCCTTGTCAACTGTCTGGTAGCTATATGTTTGCATAGTTTTTCCGACTACGTAATCCCCGTCATCAGTAACTCCAATTTGAATTGGTGAAAGATTTGCGGCAGATACTGGGATTACAGAGATTAATGATAAAACCAGTGATAATAACAATGCTTTAAATTTCTTCATACTCGTTTCCTCCTTGTATAATTTTTACATATTATACCGCTTCTTACGAGAAAATCATAGTAGAAAATGATATTTTTTACATTTTTCCTGCCATTTATACCAAAATCCGCATTACACGGTGAAATATGCTATTATTATGTGCATCATTTAAAGGGAAGAATTGGTTTTATGAGTAGAAAAAGAAGGATATTTATAGCACTTGTATTGGCGTTCTGTCAGTTATTCTGCGTACTGCATATTCCGTTCAAGGTTGTGCCGGATAGTCAGAAAGACGTACAAATTAGCAATACGGTACACCATATGCAGTGTATGCAGAATCACCAGAACCTATACGGAGATCAAAAAGTTTACAATGCTGCATATTTTATTTGCGAGAGCATAACAATATTTGAAATCGCAAAGTTTATATTCGAGAACACAAAAGCCCATGTGTATATTTGGCAGTTGCCAAGAGGGAACATAGGTGGTATAATAGCGAAAACGAACTAATGTTCGGTTCTATTTCCCACGGCCGGACATATACTGTTGTCAGAAAACCGCTGATCGGAGGTATGCTTTATGGATTATAAGAAGGAAATTATAAAAATAATAGATGAAATTGAAAGTCAAAAGATTTTACGTTATATTTATATTATCGTAGCTGATATTTACAATGATTTACGGAGGCAGGACATATGAGCAAAGATTTATTATATTCCGAAGAAGAGCAAAAGAAAATAATCGCAAAAATGGAAGATCCATCAAATAAAACGGGTCTTCCACCGGCATCGCTTATATACGCATTAATCGACATGATTGGAGTTCAGACAAATATGATTCAATCATTGCAGGAATCTATTCAACGGTTGGAGGCAAAAATCCAATAGGTCTTTTTGGACGATCATTTTCTTTCGGAACTGACGTGAGTAAAAAGTTCAGCTGACTAATGTGCTGAATAAGTGTTGACATCTTTCCGTTAACATATCCTTTAAAAATCATAAGTACGGACTTCTCGTATCCGATTTCAGTAACATGCATAGTAACTGAATGACCAAAATTGGTAAGTAGAAGTCCTACTTCATGTTCAGAGTCAAGCCCAGATTCAAAATCCTTGATATATTTGCAGAGAATCTCGAACTGAGTATCCGAATATGAATATGTCAATGGAACTGGCTCAATATTGTCAAGTTGTTCTGAAACTATTTTATTAATTGCATTGAAATCGAAATTATTATACATAACATCTACCTCACTCACTTAAAAGATTAATCAATTCAATAACGTGTTTCTTTTTGGCATCGGACAGCCCGAAGTATTTCTTTAATGCATCGGACAGTTCGGTGTCTTTTCTTATTTGCGCGATCAAATGTGCAGACTCATCGGAAAAATCTTCCTCCGGCTCTTTCCCTGTCATCAGATAATCTACAGATACATTGAAGAAATCTGCGATTTTTTGGAGTTTATCTTGTTTTGGAGTATACTTTCCCTTTTTCCAACTGGTTAATGTGGCAGTAGAAATATCAGTTCCTCTTGAAACCTGACTGGGAGTTACTTCTCTTTCTTTGCATAATCGTTCAAAGTTCTCATAATACATGGATTTTCTCCTTTGTGAAAAGAACTAAGAAATCTTAATTTAATTATTGACATACTAAGAAAACTGTGCTATTCTTTAGAAGAACTAAGAAACCTTAGAAATATCGCAGTAAAAAATTAAGAAATCTATATAATTGTTTGTTGGTAGCTTCATTATATAAGAAATCTTAGTTACTGTCAAGAAAGGAGTGAGAATTTGTTTAACTATATGGTTTTCGAAAAACTTTGCAAGGATGCAGGAGAAACTACTTATCAGGTTTGCAAAGATACGGGGATTAAATCTTCTACAATCGCTAATTGGAAAAAACATTCAGAAACAAATGGAAAAAATGGATATGTTCCAAAAGCGGATAAGATTCTGTTAATCGCAAATCATTTTAATGTTCCTTTGGAAAAATTTATAGAGCCATAGAAAGGAGAAGTATGAACAAATTACAGATTTTCAATTCAGAGGAGTTCGGAGAAATTCGAACAGTGACTATTGACAATGAACCTTGGTTCGTTGGAATTGACGTAGCGAAATCATTAGGATATGCAAATCCTAAGAATGCAGTTCCCAAACATGTGAGTGAAGAAGATAAGCTGGGTACCCAAATTGAGTACGCAGGTCAGAGACGTGAAGTGACGGTAATCAACGAATCCGGATTATATGCATTAATATTCGGAAGTAAGCTCGATTCGGCTAAGAGATTCAAACATTGGGTAACGGCAGAGGTTCTCCCTTCCATCCGCAAGACGGGTTCATACCAGAAACCGATGACCGTAGCAGAACAGATTCAGTTACTGGCTCAGGGCAATCAAGACCATGAGGAGCGAATCGAGAAACTTGAGAACACAATGACCATTGATTACGGTCAGCAGAAGTACATCAGTGATCTGGTTTCCAAGGTGGTAATCGAGGTATTAGGTGGAAAGAAATCCAATGCTTATGATGAGATTGGAAAGAAAGTATTTGCAGAATGCAACAGGGATGTAAAGACTTACTTCGATGTAAATGCCAGAAATAACATTCCCAAACTAAGGTATCAGGAAGCAGTGGAATACATCAAAGAGTGGACACCTTGTACCAATACCAAAATGATGATTCGTGACTGTAATGCTCAGATGACAATGTAGGAGGTGGGAATGTGAAAACACCTAAAATTGAAATCCGCCAGGTGGACGGCGAAAAAGGAATCTTCACAGAAATCCTTGTGGACGGTCATAAACTTGAGGGAGTAAGAAGCTTCGAACTGAAGCAGGAGGTTGGAAACTCAATACCGATACTTTCCGTTGATTTGAACGCTTTAGATTTATCAACAGATTTAAAGCTGTTACAGGTGAACCAGAAAGGTATCGGAGAAATCGAAAGCATTAAATTCAAGGGACAGGAAATGCCAGTTGAGTTTGGCACAAAAGAATAGGCTCCCATATTTCAGAGAGCCGTGAGGATTACTTACTGAGATTTTGCAGAATTGAACAATCGCTGGCACGATTACAACAACCTGTAAAACCGGCATATTTACATTTTAATCTTCCGTTAATAGATTTTGGACTCTTATCTTCTAAAGAAGAAACGGAAATTTGAGTAAATTCGACAAAATAATCCTTGTTCTGTTTTACACAAAAACCAGAATACACCATTAAACAAACACCTCCTTCCCATAAGGAAAGTATACCACATAAAAATGGAGGTAACCAAAATTAAAAACTTCATATATGAATTATTTTTCAAGAAAAGATATTCGGTAATTGACATAGTGAGCATTTGCGTTGGAATTGTTATCGGAATCCATATTTTCGATAGTCTTGTTTAAAAAAATGTTTAGGGATGGTTTCACAGGATTGATGAAAACCATCAATATGCGGTAATAATTGCAAAATTTTATCTTTTTCATTTTAATCGGCATGGCGGTGCCTGTAAGGACATTATAAGGAGATGCAGAATAAAACTCAATATCATATCGGAGGGACATAAAAATGGCAAAATCATTAATCCTGTCAGCTCTGATCGGCGGTATGTCACCGTACCTGCCGTTCTGGAGATTTGACAGTGCATCACAGCCGGTTGCAGTAGCAATCGCAATATTCGCATTATCATTCGTGGTTATTTACCCGGATGAAATTAAAAGAATCGGAGGAAAAGAAAGATGATTGAGACAAAAATGGGGGAAATCACACTTAAAGGCAGTAAAGCAGAATTAATAGCTGACTTAGCTGTTATCGTTCGTGGAATCAAAGAAACCATTATGGAAGATGGCAAAAAAACAGAGGAATCTGTGAAGCAGGAGATTGACGAAGCGGTCAAAATCGGGCTGATGAACGAAGAAGAATTTAAAACTATTCAAAAAGAAAAAATCAAAGAAGTTGTAAAAACATTATTTGGCGAATTACTTGGAGGGCTTTTCGATGAAGATAAATGATTTTGATAAGACCGTAGATGAGTTGTATCAGTTGTGCCGGAGAGTTCAGAAAGAAACCGGCAGAACGGTAGCATTTCATTTTGCAAACTACAAGATCGGATGCAGCTTGCACATCAACATATATAAGAAAGAATCCTTAAGAGAATTTGATATGTACAGCATTGCAGAGGGCGGTTATCAGCAGGAAGAGAATGTAAAGAAAGTAACTGACCATTTAAACAAAATTTTGATGGACAACAAATGTCCGTATTGTGAGGGAGATTGCAATGGAGAAAGAAAATAAGATGGATTTCAGAGCAGAGACCGTAGCCGAAGAGTATGCAGAGCTGGTAGGCAGATTAAAGGCATTTGAAGCGTATCTCAGAACAGAGGAAGGCGCCTTAGTTGAGAAGAAAGTGTGCTTCGCAATGCTGGGCCTCTGCACCAAAGAAAGCGAATAAAAGTTGGCTCCACAGGTACCGACATACCACATGGAGCCACGTATCTAACTTAATTTGGCTAAGTTAAATACAGGGCTAGTATAACACACCTTCCTGTATTTATCAATAAATAATTTAGGAGGGCATTTTTTATGTCAAAAACACACACATCCAACGAACAGAAACCACTTGCAAGCGAGATTATTTGTGATCTGGAAGCAGAAAACGCAAAACTCGAAGCAAGAAACAAGAAACTCAGTAACATTGTTTTAAAGCAGGCAGCAGTTCTTGTGGAGACATTATTGCTGTTGAATGAAGAAGGTGATTTAGGAAATGAAAATTCGTGACGAAAACCAGGTGCTTTTATCTGGTGATATCCCGGCGGGATTCGTATTCTCACATGAAGAATACGGCGGAACCAAGATGTACGAGGGAAGAATGACAATATTCAGAAAGAATGCATCCTATGACATTCTTCCAATTATTGTACCAGAATACATGATTTCAAGAGAAACAGAGTTGATTGCTAGTGTATATGGTGAAATGCGAAGTCGTACAGTCCGGGAAGATGGTAAAAAAAGCCTTGCGGCGTATGTAAGAGCAATGAATATTCAGTATCTTGAAAGACTAGAAGAACACGACGCAAACGAAGTTTATCTGACCGGTTACCTGATTAAAAAGCCGACAATAAAGATGATTGGCACAAACAACGACAGGAAGCTGGCAAGAATACTTCTGGCAGTAAACAGAAAGAAGAAAGCCGGATATACCAGATCAGACGCAATCAGTTGTTTATGCTGGGAGGAAAACGCAGATGCCGTAGAAAATCTGAAAAAGGGAACAAAAATCAAACTCCGTGGAAGATTCCAAAGCCGTGAACTGTGGTCTGATCAGAGTCAATCATGGGTAACAGTGTTGGAGGTATCAGTAAAAAGATTGGAGATTTTGTAATATGAAGAAAATCGAAGTAAGAGAAATTAGATTGACCGATTTTAAAGGCCAGTCAGAAAAGAAAATAGAGTTCGGACACAGAACAGTCGTTTCCGGTAAGAACGGATGCGGAAAAACCACACTGGCAGACGCTTTTATGTGGGTGTTCTGTGACAAGGACTACAGCTTAAAAAGTAACCCGGATATCAGACCGGATGATGGTAGAGAATGTCTCCCAAGAGTTGACATTGACCTTTTGATTGACGGAAAACCAGTAAGCGTTTCTAAGTACCAGAAACGCACAGAAAGCAAGCCAAAGGACGGAAAACCGGGCAAGGTTGCATTATCCAACAAGTACGAAATCAACGGCGTTCCGAAAGCTGAAAGAGATTTTAAAGCCGATTTGAAAGAACGCGGATTTGATTTTGATAATTTCCTGAGGCTGTCTCACATGGAAATCTTCACAGACTTGAAAGATGCAGATGCCAGAAAGATTCTGTTTTCCATGTCAGACGGTGCCGGGAAATCAGATTTAGAGATTGCCAAGACAGTTCCAGATTGTGCCGAGTTAGTACCACTTCTGGAAACCTACAAAGCAGACGAAATTAAGGCCATGAACAGTGCAACACTGAAAAAGGCAGAGGAACAGTTGAAAGCCATTCCAAACCAGATTATCGGTATGGAGCAGGCGAAAGTCGATGCTGATACCGCCGAATTGGAATTGCAGAAGAATGCCTTGCAGGAACAGATTTCAGACCTCGAAAAGCAGATTGCGCAGGCAGGGAACGAGAAAGCTGGAGAGATTAAAGCGGAACTGGCAGGGTTAAGAACCAAACTGTTAGAGACGGAATCAAAGGCTAAAGCGAACTTGTTAGAGCAGAAATCATCGGTTTGCAATAAAGTTAGCAGTTTTGAATTAGACAGGAATATCAAAACATCAGAGTTGAACAGAAAGACTTCTACATTGGAAAGCCTGAGAGCGCAGAAAAAAGATCTTCTTGAAAAATTACAGAACGCCAGAACACAGTATCCCAAAATCAAAGACACAGAATGGGACAACACAGTTCTGGAAAGCATTAAATCCGAGGCATTCAAGGACGCAGATACCATTTGCCCGACTTGTGGTCATAGTCTTCCACCAGAGCAGATTGAGCAGTTAAAGAGCAGATTTGAACAGAAGAAGCAGGAAAGAATCAATCAGCAGTTAAAAGCCAAGGAAGAATGGGAACAGGACAAGAAACGCAAACTTGATGAAGTTATTCAGGTTGGAAACAAAGCGTCTGCCGATATGAAAGAAGCGCATAAGCAAGAAGAAACCCTCACATCTGAGATTTCCAAACTGACAGATGAATTAGAGCAGATCAAAACTTCTCTGGATGCAGAAAACAAAAATTTGGAATCCATACCGAAAGAGCCAGATTTCTCAGAAAACGCCGAATATCAGCAAATTCTTGTATCAATCAAAGAGAAAGAGCAGGAACTTAATTCTCTGGACGATGGCGAAGAAGCAAAGAAACAGCTTTCAGAGCAGTTATCCGGCAAGAAACAGGAATTGGAAGCAGTTAATCAGAAAATCGGAGAAGCCAACAACAACGTCCGAATTGACGAGCAGATTGCGGAACTGGAAGCCAGCAGGACGGAATATTCTCAGAAGAAAGCTGATGCACAGATGATTCTGGATGAACTGAAATCACTGAGTATGGCAAAAAATACAGCCCTTGAAGATACGGTGAACCAGTATTTTGACGGTGTTAAGGTGAAACTGTTCGATACGCAGAAAAACGGCGAAGTCGTAGATGCTTGCATCTGGTACGTGCAGGACAAGGATGGTAACTGGAAGAAATTAATCGGGAATGCCAATACAGCCCTGATGATGAAAGGCAAAATTGCCATCATGTACGGCTTACAGAAGTTTTACGGCGTGAGTTATCCAATATTCGTAGACTGCGCAGCAGAACTGGATAACATCAGTCTGGCAGGAATTAAGGCAGATGCGCAGTTAATTTTCTTGAAAGTTGCTGAATGGGATATGAAGGTAGCGGAGATTTGAGAAAAGTGGAACAGCTAGGAACTTGTTTGGCGACAGCCTAGCTGCTCCACACAAAATATAGAGCAAACTATATTTGCTAATAGCATAACAGATAATTTTAGCTTAATCAAGCTACAGGTGATTTTGCACCTGCAAAGTGAGGAACGTGTTAACTCACTAGAACCTATATAAATTTAATATTTGAGGTTTGACAAGCCTATGAATTTACATGGGTACAAAACTTCCATTCTTTTTTATCGCTAAACTCCGGTGGTTTGAAACCCTACAAAACAGCACAGGTACGAAACGATGCAATCACGCAAATAGCGTGTTAGCAAATATATAAAAATATAGAAAAGGAGAATTGTTATGGCAAATAAAACACAGTTAGCAACAGCAGGAGAACAGCAGGCGGCAATCGTAATCAACAACTCATTCATTGATGGATTGGTCAAGCAGCTTGAAAAAAAATGTGAATATGGTCTTTCGTTCCCAAAAGACTACAACCTCAGTAATGCACTCATGGGGGCATATCTGACTCTGAAAGAGACAAAAGACAGAAACAATAAGCCAATTCTGGAATCTTGCACAGCTACAAGCATTGCAAACAGCCTTATGAACATGGCAACGCTCGGACTTTCAGTTCAGAAAAAACAGGGTTATTTCATTGCCTATTCCGGTCAGTGCCAGTTCCAGAGGTCTTACTTCGGAAACATTACAATCGCCAGAAGATATGGAATGAAAGATATTCATGCTGAGATCATCTACGATGGCGACAAGTTCAAATATCATATCGAAGATGGAAACAAGGTTCTGAATTCTCATGAACAGGATTTTATGAACATTGACAACGATAAGATTCTTGGGGCATATGCAGTAGTACTGATGGAAGATGGAACAAAACATCTAGAAGTAATGAACATAAAGCAGATCAAACAGGCTTGGTCACAGGGTTATGGTTACAAGGAAAACGGCAATGGAACACATCAGAAATTTACTGACCAGATGGCAAAGAAAACAGTTATCAATCGTGCATTAAAGCAGATTATCAATAGTCATGGTGATATTTTTATTCAGGAAGTCGAGGAAGCTACAGAAGAAATTCCAAAGCAGGACATTATTGAGCATGAAGTCGCTTATGAAATCGAGCAGAACGCCAATGCAGAAGAATTTATCCCAGATGAGCCAGTGGCAATCGAAGAGCAGCCGAAACAGCCAACAGTCGCAGAAGTTGTAAAGACTGCCGAGAAAGAACCAGTTCCGGCAGCAGGTAAAGAACCAGAAATTCCGGATTTTATGAAGCAGGAGGAGATGTGATATGAACAATAAAGAAATTTTACAGAAAGCAAAGGAACTGGTTGAACTTCTGGAACAACAGGAAGAAACCGGAAAGGTTGAGTTGTCAACACTGAAACGAGGAGATGTGTTCCAGACTACAGGGAAACGCAAATACAAAGTGTTGCAGCAGTATGGCGATACAACGAAAATTATTTCGCTTGATCTGGTGAAAGAAAATGTAGAGTTTGGTGATACCTCAGATTACAAAACATCAAAGGTAAAGAAACTGTGTGACACTGAAATCCTGAAAGACTTCGAAGAAGAATTCGGGGCAGGAAATATCAAGACACACACAGCAGATATTATCACTGCGGATGGACAGAAAGTCGGAAATGTAAAATGCAAAATCCGTCCAATTACGTTTGATGAAGCACGAGAATACACAGATATTACACCGAACAATGATCTGAACGACTGGTATTGGACGTTGTCGCCATGGTCGACAGAAGAGCACGGATGGAGTAGAAGCTTATCCGTTGTTTCCCCTTCGGGCTGTATCGGCGTCTACATTTACAGCAACGGTTATGGTGTTCGCCCAGTTTGTATCTTAAAATCTAATATCTTTGTATCTAAGGTGGAGGAATGATTATGAAGAAAAATCTGAAATATTTTGAGGATGAATTATCCAGATTAAGTAAAGAGTCCACAGAATTCAAGAAAAAGCACATCGGAAAGCCGGAAATCGGAAAAGCTATTAAGCTTGCTGGCATGGAATGGCTGATTCTGGATAATACAGAAAAAGGATATTTTGCCATTTTGAATGGATTTGATGGAAAAGAAAGAGCATTTGATTCAGATTCAAATAACTGGATTTCAAGTAAACTGAGAAATGAGTTAAATACTCGTTTTCTTAAAAAAATTACTGACGAGTTTGGAGAAGATGCAGTTATTGAGTTTGATCGAGATTTGCTTTCTTTGGACGGTCAGACAGAATATGGACATTGTAAAGATAAGATTTCGATTTTGACGATGGACGAATACCGAAAATACAGAAAATTCCTTCCAAATATGGGTAAATGGTGGTGGTTGCTTACTCCATGGAGTACACCAGCAAATGATTACAGTAAAACACTTACCGTTGTTTCCCCTTCGGGCTATGTCAACCGCAACTTTTGCAGCAGCGGAAGTGGTGTTCGCCCAGTTTGTATCTTTTCTTCTTCAATCTTTGAATCGGGGAATGATGATTGATGGCAAATGAAGATTTAAAGGTAATAACAAAGGCCAAGCAGCTTGCAAAGCATACATTAATAGTTACGAGCAATGCCAGACGATACCCGAAAAAATATAGGTTTTCACTTGTAGATAAAATGCAAAATAAAGCATTGGAAATTTATGAGTCACTATTTGAAGCCAACCGAACTGATCTGAAAGATTATAAAGGAGAACGATTAGAACTTCAAACAAAAGCCATTACTCATTGTGATGAGTTGATGTACTTTATAGAACTTTCATATGAATTGGGAATTATCAATTCCGGTGGAATGGAAGCATGGTCGCAAATGGTAAAAGATATAAAGTATATGACTATTTCATGGAGAACAAAAGACAGAAAAAGATAATTTTCACAGGTTATGCACTGCGAATACCGTTGTTTCCCCTTCGGGCTATATCAACAACAACAATTACAACAACGAAAATGGTGTTCGCCCAACATGGATCACATGCAGACAGAGTAAGCGTAAAGCTGAAATCAGAAAAGATACAAGCAAATGCATAACCTTTCCGCAATGGACAAACATAAAGGAACAAAATAAATGGATAAAGAAATTGTTGCAAATTTTGAGAATTTATATCGTTCTTACAAAAAGGTTAAGAGCGGTAAAAAATTTAATTCAGGTACTGCAAGATTTTCTAATTTGTCTCTTGAAGGCATTCATCTCTTGAAGGAACAATTAGAAAGTCAAACGTATACCATAAATCCGTATAATAAATTTCAAATTCATGAGCCAAAAGAGCGAACGATAGAATCATGTGCATTTAAGGACAAAGTAGTGCAGAGATGCTTTTCTGATTACATTCTGACGCCGAATCTTGAAAATATCCTGATTAAATGGAATACTGCCGGGCAGCAAGGAAAAGGGCAACATATGGCAATGGACGGGTTAAGAAATCAAATGTTGGATGTCTATAAAAGAAATGGAATGAATAGTTGGATTGTAAAATGTGATATTCACAAATACTTTTATTGCATAGACCATGAAATCATGAAAGATGTTTTGGATTATTACTTTGATGATGATTTTACAGTCTGGTTGAACCATTTGTTTATCGATAGTACAGATAATCCGGGACTTCCATTAGGGAATCAGGTAAATCAGAAATACGCTCTTTTGTTGTTACATTCATTGGATCAAATGATAACGATTGAATTTGGAAATCCATATTACGGACGATACAACGATGATTTTTATGTGATTTGTAAAACGAAAGAAGATGCCAGAGAAATTCTCGAAGCAATCCGAATGATGATTGAAAGTCTTAGACTGGAATTAAACCCTAAATCACAAATTGTACCATTTCGCATGGGCTTGTGTTACCTGGGCTTTCATCATTACGTAACTGATGAAGGAAAATACATCAGAAAATTGCGTGGTGATAAGAAAAGAAAAACACAGAGAAAAATCCGAAGATGGGTACGGTCAGTGAATGACGGGAAGATGTCGATAGAAAAATTCCATGAAAAATACGGAGCATGCAAGAATCATATGCTTCATGGAAATTGCACCAAACTATGTCATAGTATTGATTTAGAAATTGAAAGGAGAATGAAATGAGATTAGTAAGTCAGAATGGGGAATTTGATGTCCCTTATGAAATCGCAGCATTAAGCAGAACTGGAAATATCATAAAAGCATATGTGCCAATGGTAGGTGAAAAAGGAACAATTATGGCTCGTTATTCGACAAATGAAAAAGCCCAAAAAGCTATGAAAGCGTTGCATAAAGTGTATGCAGGAATGTTTTTTGCGCAAAACGTTGAAATGAGCGATGATGATTACGAGGAATTTATAAAAATGGCTGCAAGAGGTTTTGATGATTCAAAAACCATGGTTAGCAGTCCAGATATGAAATTTGAACCAGCAAACATTGTATTCAGATTTCCAAAGGATTGAGAGGTATAAAAAATGAGTTATAGCAGTTTATATGGAATTGATAAGGATTACAAAGGAGAGGTTATAGAATAGTTCGGAAATTCATGGCTGTTTGCACCTATTGTGTGGGATGTCTTGACAGAAAAATATATCCCGCCAAGTAAATTAATAAGTCATGGATTTAAGAGAAATATCATTCATGATACTTCTCTTTGGAACGAAGTAAACAATGAAATTAACAATTGTGACAATGCGGTAGACAGGATTTGCTGGGAATTTTCTGGACAACAGGTTTTCTTCACAAAAGATAAGAGCTGTGTGGCAAATGCAATAAGAGACTTTATTAAGCAAAATAATAATTATTGCAGAGACACCGAAGATAATATCCCGGTGCTGGAAAGAGAGCACATCATTGAAAGATTCGAAAAGATTGCTAGTGAAATAGAACTGTTATCGGAAGATACACCGTATTTTGTAATGAAGAACACTTCTGTTGATGACAGCGTAGAAAGATGGTTTGAAAAATACGATGATAAGCAAGATGAATATATAGAAACTGGTCTTAATCAGGTTGATGAATTTGTTACAGAATTTGTTGTGATCGAAGATGGGAAAATTGTGAATTTCATAAGCAATTTGGATTTTGAGTATTGAAAGTGAGGTGGCGAAATGTTCATGAGAGTGATAAACACAGGCAGTCAACTCGGAAACTGCTATACGCTCAAGACCGAATCCGGCGAAATCTTGCTTTTGGATTGTGGATGCAAGTATTCAGAGATTTTAAAAGGAATCTCTTACAGAATATCGGATGTTTCTGGCTGTCTGCTGACCCATGGACATGGGGATCACCTGAAATCGTTCCAGAATCTTATGCAGTCCGGTATTCAGATTTACACCAATGACGAGACAGTTGAGAGTGTAAACACAATCTCTGGCGAGCTGATGATCGGCTTACCAGAAAAGAAATCGAAGGACATAGGTTCATTTCGGGTAACGCCTTTCTACGTCCCACACGACAAGACACCAAACTTTGCATACCTGATATCTCACGAAGAATGTGGACGACTGATATATGCGACAGACTTCTCATATTTGCCGTTCACATTCAAGAACATGAGAATAAATCACTTCCTTATAGAATGTAATCATCTTGACGAATCGCCGGAGCAGGATTCATTTAAATTTGAACACTCCATCCGGGGGCACAGCAGCTTATCTACTGTAAAAGAGATTATCCGAGTGAACAATACCGCTTCGCTCAGGACTATAACGCTGTGCCACCTGTCAGAGGGATGGGGGAACCCGGAAGTGATGCAGAAAGAGATACAGGACGTTGTCGGAGATGATGTTCTGGTGCAGATCGCAAGACCGGGACTGGATGTTGATTTGAATTTATGTCCGTTTTGAAAGGAGAAAGATATGCCAAATCATGTAAGAAACATAATCAAAATGGAAGGAATAGAGAAACTTTCACTTATCAAAGTAAATGATGAGGGAGAAAAGTTCTTTGACTTTAATGAACTTATTCCGATGCCAGAAAGTTTAAATATGAAATCTGGAACGATTGAAGAAATAGCGATTGAAGCAGCAATTAGAAAACTCGCCAAGAGAAGATACGATTTTCAAAGACCGTACGCAACGCCGGCAATGACCGATAAAAAATATTGGGAAAGAGTTTCAAACTGCAGAGAAAGTCAAGACGAGTTAATAGAACTGGGGTTGCAATATATAACAAACAAAATTAAATACGGAGCAACTACATGGTATGACTGGAATGTTGAAAACTGGGGCACAAAATGGAATTCATATGATAATGAAATCGAAAAGAATTGTGTGAAATTCAGTACAGCATGGTCAGACCCAACGCCTATAATTAGAAAACTTTCAGAAAAATATCCAGACGTAAAAGTTGAGCACTGGTGGGCTGATGAAGACATGGGGAATAATACGGGACACAGAATTTTGATTGCAGGAAAAGAAATACAAAATGTGTCTGCCGAATACGCAAACGAATCACAGGATGCCTACGAATGTTATGTATTCTGCTGGGGAGAATCCAAGTGTCTTCATAAAGATGAGAGTGGTAATTGGGTACGCAATGAATGCGAAGAATGCGACGGGTGTGATTAATAAAAAAGCACCGACTATTTATCGGCACTTTTTACAAAATCTTGGAGAACAGTAATGACCAGATTATTAAAACTCCTGTTCTCCTGCTTGGCAATTTGCTCAAGTTGTTCTTTAAGCTGTATCGGGAACGTGATGTTAGTTCTGGTCTTATCAGACTTGACGGTCATGTGAAATCCCTCCCTTGTTTTTAGAACATTGTAGCATTTTTGCCTGTCGGTGTCAATTAGGTATCAAAGTGGTATCATTTTTATCTTGCAATATAGGTATCAAAATGGTATCATAATGGTATCAGAGATACACCGAGAATGAATCGAGGTGATAAGTTTTTGAATAGTAACTATAAAAATTTTGTAAAAGCCAAGGCGATTGAAACTGAGAACCGTAAGAGATGGCTGAAAGTCGACCCGCATCTGAACGACAATCCTGGAATCTACATTTTGACAAGAATTGATGAAGATGGTTTTAAGTTTGGGTATGCAGGCCAGGCAAAGAAACTAATTACCAGATTATGTCAACATAGTGCAGGGCATCAACAACACATTGATCTTAGCTTGAAAAAACATGGATTATATTCAGAAAAAAATCCATATGGTTGGCGTGTAGTACATACTAATTGTCCAGAATCAGAACTTGACGAAAAGGAACAGTATTATATCAGATGGCTTGCAGATCAAGGGTATCAACTTAGAAACAAGACTGGTGGTTCTCAGGGAGCAGGCAAGAAACAGATTGATGAGTACAGACCGGCAAAAGGTTATTATGATGGTTTAAATCAGGGAAAGAAATCACTCGCCAGAGAACTGTCGCACATCATAGATACACACTTGCAAGTTTCACTGAAACCAGAAAAGCAGAGCAATAAAGTATCAATCCGGGCTTTTGAAAAGTTTCAGAACTTGATTGATGAGAAAACATACGAATAAAAAATGAAAGGAGCTTGCCTTCATGTGACGTAAGGGTGCACCGGGCTTCTTTGAAATATGAAATTAAAATGTGAAATATACAGAGACTCAATGCAAAATTACAAGAAATATGCAATTCCAAGAGCACAGCTTGTTATAGCTGATGTTCCGTATAATGTAGCGAATAATTTTTACGGGAGCAACCCTATGTGGTATGTAGGTGGGGATAATAAAAATGGCGAAAGTAAACTAGCAGGAAAAGCTGCCTTTAATTCAGATTTTAATTTTAACTTATATGAATACTTTCACTTTTGTTCAAGAATGTTAAAAAAAGAAGATACAACACCTGTGCCAAGAGGAAGAAGTAGCAATTCTCCATGCATGATTGTATTTTGCTCGTTTGAACAAACACAAACATTGATTAAAGCTGCTGAAAAACATGGTTTTGTACATTATATCCCACTTGTTTTCATAAAAAATTACAGCCCTCAAGTATTAAAAGCGAATATGCGTGTAGTTGGAGCTACGGAGTACGCTTTATTGTTTTATAGAGACAGGCTTCCTAAGTTTAGGAACGGCGTTCAGACTGATGAAAACGGAAAAACAATCAGAGGTACAGGACACATGGTTTTTAATTGGTTTGAATGGGAGAAAGATGGAAAAGATATTCCTAAAATTCATCCGGCACAAAAGCCGGTCAAACTTTTAAAAAGATTGATTGAAACGTTTACTGATCCCGGAGATGTAGTAATAGACCCATGTTGCGGAAGCGGGACAACGTTAAGAGCTGCACACGAAATAGGAAGAAATGCTTTCGGCTTTGAAATTGATAGAAATTTCTTTAAGAGGGCAAAAGAAGAAATGCTTGTTTTTGAGGAAAACAGTCAGATAAGCATAGAAGATTTTTTATAAAGGAATCGTGAAATATGGATAATTTTAAACACCAAAAACATATGGAATGGAAGCAGAACCGACGGGATATTTATTATTTTATTTTAAAATACTCAAAATCGCATAAAGACACACCTTCGACAAGAATTATATCTGATGAACTGGAAATTAGCATGACAGCCGTTCAAAGGCATCTAAGGCAGTTCGAGGACGATGGATTGATCGTATTTCACGGAACTGGTTCGCACAGGACATACGAACTGATAGGAGTAAAGAAAAATGAAACTGTATGATGTATATGACGGAATGAAGTATATTGGAGAAATGACCATTGATCAGATTTCAGAGCTGACGGGAAAAACAAGGAGCCAGGTATCAAGGGCGATTTGTTCGGCCTGCCTGCTCGATGAAAGATATGCAATTGTGTATGATGGGCGGGACACAATCTGCAAAACAAATAAAAACGATATGAGAATGCTGATGGAGTTTGATGCTCTGACAGGCAACATAAGGAGGGCTGTTGGATGGGAAAGTTGAAAATCAAACAAAAAAAGAAAGCATTCATTCCGTACACGAATCAGCAGGCTCATATGTTTGCACAGTCTATCCAGAACTGCCAGAAAGAGTTAAAAGAGATGGAGCTGAAAGCCTTTGATGATGGGTTCGAGGATGGAAAGAACTGGTCTGACGTGCTGAATTTTGTGATTTTGTTTTATGTAATGCACGAATTGCATGGATGGGGATGGAAACGCTACATGAAGTCTGTAAAAAGAATTAATAACTACATCAATGATATTAATTCTGGAAAAACATCATTGTCTGAAATGGTTGATGATTTGGAAAAGAAGCATCACATTCGGATTTGTGATGATTATAAGGAGTTAATTAAGAGATATGGAGTGTAAAGCTGCACCGGTGATTTATTTGCAGAATAAAGGACAAGTAGCGTTTGGATAGGAGAAATAAATGGATTTAGAGCAAAAAGCAATTGAGAGAATTCGACTTGCATCTGATCTCTCGTTGAAACATTATGGAAAGCCACTTGTGTGCACATATTCCGGTGGGAAAGATTCTGACGTGATGTTAGAACTCTTTCGTAGGGCGGGCATACCATTTGAGGCACACAATAGTCACCCACGGCAGATGCACCGCAAACTGTGCGGCACATACGAAATGTATTTAAAAGTTTGGAAGAAAAAGGAATTAAATGTGAAATAGAAATGCCGAAGTATAAAGGTGAACATATCACGATGTGGAAATTGATTCCATTAAAATTGATGCCACCAACAAGACAAGTTCGCTACTGCTGTCAAGTTCTTAAAGAAACAGGGTGCACAAATAGATATATTGGTACTGGTATAAGATGGGCTGAAAGCAGGCAGAGAAAAGAAAGAGAAGAATTTGAAAAAATTGGTGCGACAAAGGCAGCTAAAGAAAAATTCACATCAGTTATGCTAATGAACGACAATGACGCCAATCGCAGAATGAATGAGCTTTGTATGCAGAAAAACAAAATGGTTGTCAATCCAATCATTGACTGGAAAGATTCTGATATATGGGAATTTATCAATTCGGAGCATATAGAAACTTGTGAGTTGTACCAATGTGGATATGATCGTGTTGGCTGTATCGGCTGTCCTATGGCCGGGAAAAAGAGATATAAAGAATTTGCAGATTTTCCTAAGTACAAACAGTCTTATATTAGAGCTTTTGAAAGAATGTTAGATGCTCGAAAAGAAAAAGAATTAGAAACTCAATGGGAGACCGGAGAGGATGTATTTAGGTGGTGGATGAACGACGACAATTTAGATGGTCAGATGGAATTATCTGATTTTATTGAGTATTAAAATCATGGAGAACTGCACAATAGCGTGTCAGTTGCTTACATGGGGAAAGTGAGGATGGGAAATGGATTATAAACACTGTAGATGTGAATGCGGTGGAATTATAGGACAATACAGTAAAGCGAAAGGATTTACCTGTGAAAAATGCAATAAAGAGTATCAATTATCAGAGCTAAATTTTGATTGGATTGCATTGAACGAAAAGACCGGATGGCTATTTCCGATGTTGGAAAAGGAGGACACAAAATGAAATTATATTTCTACATTTTGTACAGTGACAGAAAAACAAAAAAATGGAATCTTCGCCTTGAAGAATGTAAAGTAATAGAAAAACCGAAGACATACAAACCAGTAACTAAATTCCCTGATGGAGTCTACGCTTCGTTTATAAAAAAAGAATCAATAGGCAATTTCATTAGTGAATACAGCAAAGTGGTTGTACTATATGCACCTAATTATGAAAAAGCAAAGGAAGTATTTTTAAAAAAATACGATAATGAATTAAACACGCTAAGAGAAAGAATTGATTTCTATGAGCAACTTAAATCTGCGATCGAAGATTACAAGGAGGACGCAAAATGTTAATCAGAAGTCAGGATAAAACAGCACTGGTAAAGTTTGAAAACATTGTAGTAAATCTAAAACTTCCAGATTCATTAACCATTATATGTTGGAGTCTTCAGGATGCACAGAGAAATGGAGGATATCTTATTTTAGGAAAATATTCCACCAAAGAAAAATCCATGAAAGTATTGGATATGATTCAGGAAGCCTATGCAGATGCAAAATTAAATAAAATTCTTCTTCCTGATGTCTGCAAATCGGCTAGTGAATCTCAGATGGGAAAAGATAATACATTAATTGCAAAAACTATTAGAAAAGATTTTATGAAAAAAATGATATTCCAGATGCCAGAAGATTCGGAGGTGGTAGTATGAAGTACAGAAAGAAGCCGGTTGTAATTGATGCATTCAAGTATGAGGGGGATTTGAAAAATTCAGACGGCGGATATTGCGTTCCTGATTGGGCGGTGGCAGCATTTGAATCAGGAGTTATGCATCATTATTCGCCATATAAATATCCTGATGATACGACTCTTGAGCTGTTTATTGATACGCTGGAAGGAACATATCATGTATCTGTAGGCGATTATATTATCAAAGGAGTCAATGGCGAGCTTTATCCCTGCAAGCCAGATATATTCAGAGAAACTTATGAGGAGGTGGAAGTATGAAAAGATCTGAAACAACAAAATTTCTTAGTCAATTGCTGGAAAAAAGCTGTTTTTCTGGCCCAGGTAAATACTGGGCTAGAGAAGTAAGCCTTGATTATGACTACGCAGCAGGAAAGCCAAGAAGAGTAAATTACATGCAGTTTATTCCGGAAAACCAGTGTTCTATCTCATCAATCGAAAAAGGAATATTTACATGCTATGAAATCAAAAGCTGCAAAGAGGATATTTACAGCGGAAATGGATTAAATTTTATTGGCGAAAAAAACTATCTTGTAACAACAATGGAGTGCTACAAAGAGATTTTACCTGATTTAAAAAATGGAAAATTTGCCCAACACATACGTGAGAATTTTCCAGAATGTTACGCGGAAATAGGTAACATGGGAGTAATGGTTGCAGTTCCGTATCAGAGAGATGTTGCCGAAGAATTTGAAAACCCAACACCACTAGATGGAGATGTGGAAAAATGGAGATTATCAGTTATTTTGAAGTGTGGACACAATGGGTCAAGAAAAAGATCCATGACAGAACTGTTGTTTCACATGGTAAGAAGCTGGAATTGAGAAAGGATGGAATAATATGAGCCATATCAAAGACAGATTATCGGATTATCATGATTTCATGAAGAAGCTTGTGGATGACCACCAGATGCTTTTGGCAAGCGATGTTCTGGAAATGATAGAACAGCTTAAGGATGATCTAGAACAGGATGAGAAAGAAAACGGATGGATTCCTGTCAGTGAGAGATTACCGGAAGATGGTGAGACGGTTCTTGTATCATGCAAGACCAGCAGAGGAACGACATTTGTTCGCACTGGGTATTGTATAAACGGTTCATGGCATTTAAACTGCTATGGCGTCACGGCATGGCAGCCTCTTCCGAAACCATACAAGGAGGATTAAACATGGAAATGTCAATTTTCAAAAAGGGCGGGAAGACCTACACCAGATTCAAGGTCGCGCTAAAAGAGTTTAAATCTTGGCAGGCTTTACTCGAAATAAAGTATTGTATTGATACATCAAATCCGGCCAAGAAAAACAGTAGATACATTTACTTCGAGAAAGAGGGAGACTGGATTAATGGGATATTGTAAATTATACTGCCCGGATAGTGAAACAGAGTGCTACATCTGCTGTACTAAGCAGGATTCCTGCCAGTGCAGATGTGATGATATGGACAGTTATGAATATGCGGAGGAGTGTGAAGATTATGAGACTGATTGATGCGAATGCAATGAATGAAGAGTTATTTTACAAGCAAGTTGGAGGAAAAGACAGTTTAATTACGGCAGAAAGTGCGTTTAAAATGATTGACGCGCAGCCGACCGCCTATGATGTGGAAGCAGTTGTGGAGCAGTTGGACACATACATAACAAAACTGGTTGGAAGAAATGCTGCACTATATCAGACGGTTATGCAAATCGTGAAAGGCGGTGGAATTGAATGAGTAGATTAATTGACGCTGATAAATTAATTCAAGAAATGAGCGAATGGTATTGGGATAAAGAAAAGCAGAAAGCTGCGGAAAATGATGTTTCTCCGATGGATTTATTTACACATCTTGCAATTACAACTGTTCAAGAACAGCCGACAGTTTTTGATGTGGACAAGGTTGTGGAGCAGTTGAAAACAAAAAAGACAAGAACTGCTGCATTACAGAAAGCATCGGAGTATTTCGAGGGTGAAACTGATGCGTTTGAAGTTGCAATCAAAATCGTGAAGGATGGGGAGAGTTGAATGAGCAGTGCAAGTACAATATTCGGAACAAAAGCGTATGTATGCGCAAGATATTTTCTTAGACCGGGAAAGTGCTTCAAATATATCGACCAGCGTGGCGACGATGTTACAGAACACGTCTACGAGGTCATAGCATTATATCCTTATTGCGTATTGTTAAGAGATACCAGAAACGGAGTCAGAACTTGTCCGGGATATAACACGCTGAGTCTGATGTTGAGAGGAAGTGAAACGTATGAGTAAATCAGTATTAGTGATTGATACACCAAAATATTGTGCTTTATGCGTTTTACGCAGTGGAGTGCTTCACCCGTTCTGTAGAGTAAACAATAGAGATATTACAGATTTGAGTATTAGACCTGATTGATGTCCGCTGAAGCCATTGCCAGAGAAAAACACTATCGAGAATGATATGACGGATTACCAGTGTGGGATGGTCGATGGGCGAAACCAGTGCATTGATGAGATTGCAGGAAGAGAATGATGCATGGTGATGAATATAAACGAAACTGTAAAAAAGTGTAATGTTTGTGGCAAATGGAAAACCACAGCATATGAACCGGATTATCCGATACTTAATGATAGCTGTTTTAGGTATCCGAAAGCAATTTTTGTTTGCGAAGAATGCGCGAAAAAGCGCGAAGAAAAGAATATATTTTTGCGAGGTGAAGTAGATGATTAATTTAACTGGAAAAAGCGTATTTGTAAAGACACAGGAAGAATATGAAAATATTCTTAACATTGCAAGGTTACAAGGTTTTGATAAATGGCCTGATAAAGTCAGCTTGTCGTCTAGGAATATCAAACTGCCAAATATTTTGATTTTTAAGGATAATGGAACAGTTGCTTACTGGAGTGATAAAGGAGTGCTTGAAGCATCCGAAATTATCGAATATGAAGAAAAAATCAAGGATGCAGTAAACCTTGTCAGAACGTTCGCTAAATACCCAGACAAAACAGCATTGACGGACTCATTTATTAAGTCCTTGAAGCTACTTGCAGATACTGTAGAAAGCCAGATGGAAGAGGTGAAGTAGATGGAGAGATTAACTGAAAGAGTGAATGACAGGCTCATAATGATGAAGCAGGATAGCGGCGATAATGTGCCGTATTACTGGGACGAGGGAAATTTTAAAGTGGCTGAAAAGCTTGCCGCTTATGAAGACTTAGAAGAACAGGGCTTGCTTGTGAGATTGCCGTGTAAGGTCGGAGATGATGTGTATATTATTCCAAGTCCACCTATATGCGGATTAAATATTTTTTACGGATGCGAAAATGTTAATAGGGTATATCATCAGCATATCGAATCAATTACATTTGCCGGTAGCCACTGGTATGCGACAGGCCGTAATGAATATAAGGAAAAAGTGCTTAATGATACTGCTTATGGAATAACTTGGTTCACAGATTATGAAGAAGCTGAGAAGAAGTTGGAGGTGATGAAGAAATGAAAGAATATAGTTGCCCGAAATGCAACAGCACAGATCTTTTTATCAGAAAATCCGGAAATAACACTGGATTGTACTGCGGAGATTGTGGAGCATGGATTAAATGGATTGGAAAGAAAGAGATTCCGTTGGTTGAACATTTTCTGAAACAACATAAGGAGCGGTAACCATGGACGCTAAAGAAGCAAAAGAAATCTTATCCGATATGAGAGACCAGCATTTATGTTTCTTGGGAAATTCAGAAATCAAAGAAGAATGGCAAAAGGAATATTTAAAAGAATCATGGGCGTGTGATTTTGGGGCAAAGGCATTAAAAAAGCAGATTCCAATGAAACCAAATAATATAAAATCTATTCTTGATTTTTCTGGCAGATATTATACGGCAAAAGGCAATTGCCCAGTTTGCAATAGCGAGGGACTTAATAAATTAGATTTTTATTGCAATAAGTGTGGACAGAAATTAGATTGGAGTGAGAAAAATGGCAGATAAAACATGCAAAACTTGTATTGAAAACGACAACGGGCTGTGTGATCGCAAAGGCATCCTGATAGAGGAAGATGATAGCTGTGAAAATCACACAAAAAACCGGATGGACTCTTCAATGGAGAAATTCATTCGAAAATCAATGCGGTAAGGGCGGAAATGTCCTTACCAGACGGGAAGGTGGCTAAATGACAAAGGTGAGTTGGATTCGATTAGAAATTGATATGTTTGACAACAAGAAAATCCGACATATCAGAAAACTTCCAGAGGGGAACAACATCGTTCTGATCTGGATGATGCTCCTGACGATGGCAGGACGTTGTAATTCAAACGGGATTATATTTCTGACAGAGAATATTCCATATACAAATAAAATGTTGGCTGACGAACTGGACTTTGATGAAAGTGTGATCGAACTTGCGCTTACAATTCTTGAAAAGTTTGGAATGATAACCAGAGACGGAACATTACTTTCAATTCCCGGATGGGAAGAGCATCAGAATATTGATGGGCTTGAAAAAATCAGAGAGCAGACAAGAAAACGGGTTGCCGAGCACAGAAAACGTCAGAAAGAATTATCAGAGGAAGAACGTATGCCAGAGATTCCAGAGCAGATTTCTTGTGAAAAAGATTTAGTCAAGCCCGGTGACGTGCAGAAAGTAGTTGATGAATGGAATAAGCTTCAGCAGTTTGGTATTCAGCCAATTGCAAGAATGACATCAAGGCGAACTCAAATGCTGAAAGCAAGAATCCGAGAATATGGCATGGATAAAGTAATGGAAGCACTGAAAAATGTACAAAATAGTGACTTCCTTATGGGAAAGAAAACTGATTTTATGATAAATTTTGAATGGTTCGTGAAACCAAACAACTTCTTAAAGATACTCGAAAACAAATACCACAACAGGGAGGATATGCGAAATGGAACTGACGCAACTCAAAGAAATGTCGAACCACTCGTCCCACTTGGAGAATGGAATGGAGAAGAATCAGACACCCCATTCGCTTGAATGCCCTGAATGTGGGAACAGCGGGTGGAGATGGGTAAGAGATGCAAGCGGTATTCCCTATTGTGAGGAATGCCCTTGCGGAATCAGAAAAAGAATAATCCTTGAAAATCAATTGAAATTTGCAGAGCTTCCAAACGTGTTTAAAGGCTCAAATTTCAACGATTTGAAGTCAAGTGTATATTTGAACACCGAGAGCCGAAAAGTATTTTCTCAGGCGGCTCAGGCGGTAAATTACTGGTTTAAAAATCTTCCAGATATGCAGAAGAAAGGGATAGGATTATATCTTTTCTCAAACACAAAAGGCTCTGGCAAAACCAAAACAGTATGCAGCTTGGCGAATGAAATCATGAAGAAATACCAGAAGCCAGTCAAGTTCACCACATCCCTAAGAATCCTCGATGAGATCAAGAACACATGGGGAGACAAAGGGAATACGGAGGGAAAGTTGATAGAGGATTTGTCCAGAACAGAAATCCTTATCATTGACGACTTCGGCGCTGATTCTGGAAAAGAATGGATTAACGAAAGGTTCTATAGCATTATCAACGGGCGGTATGTTGATAGGAAGATTACTATATTCACAAGCAACTGCCAGATATCAGAACTGAAATATGATGAGAGAATCACAAACAGAATTCTGGAACGGTCACTGGAAATTCCGTTCCCGGAAGAATCCGTCCGGGCACATATGGCACAGCGTATCAGAATGGAAATGGTACAGGGGATGCAAAAATGAGAACGATAAGTGAAATGTATAAACGTTCCGGCGGAACTGCGTATCAGCATAAATGTTCTGAATGCAGATTTTATAGGGACGGAAAGAGAGGAAAATGTCTGATGTACGGCGCTGATCGGGACTGACATGGAAATTTTATTGCCTGTAAATTCTTCAATCTTGAAGATGATATGCCGGAAGGACAGATGAATATTTTTGATTATGTGTGAATAAGATTAATTGAGGTGATTGCATGGAAAAAGTTATTTTGATTGCCATAAACGAAAGGCTTTTTAAACTCGGACTAATCAATGAAGAAACCAGAAATAAAGTATTGGCAGAAATTAATGCAACAAAATAACGAAAAAACTATTGAATGGAGTCGAGAATAACGATTATAATATTCTTGATTCCATTCCTGCAATTACAAAGGGGAATGATTTATGAACATATATTATGCAAGGGAAAGATTAAGGACAGGATCTATTTTTGACCTAAAGTTAAAAGTGGCATATTACGCAAGAGTTAGCACGGAAAAAGTGGAGCAGCAGGTATCTATCAAGCACCAGCAAGAATATTACGAGGAATTTATTCGTTCAAATCAGAATTGGACTTTTTCGGGAGCATATATTGACGATGGAATATCTGGAATCCATGCCGAAAAGAGAGAGGAATTTCAGAATATGATTCGAGATGCAAAGCTCGGAAGAGTAGATATGATCATCACGAAAGAGATTTCCAGATTTGCCAGAAACACGCTTGACAGCATTCAATATACCAGAGAACTACTGTCCTATGGAGTTTGTGTATGGTTTCAAAACGACGGGATTAATACCATTGACGAGGACAGCGAATTACGTTTGACAATTATGGCAGGCGTTGCGCAAGATGAACTTCGAAAACTTTCGAGCCGTATCAAATTCGGACATGCAAGGTCAATTCAGAACGGAGTTGTGCTTGGAAATCGAATATACGGATATCACAAGAAAGACGGGAAACTCACTATAGTTCCTGAAGAAGCTGAAATGATTAGGATGATATTCAGAGATTACGCATCGGGAACCATGTCTACCCCTAAATTAGAAAAGAAATTATGGGACATGGGGTACAGGAACTTCAAGGGTGGAAAAATAAACAGAGATGTTATCAGGAATATTATCAAAAACCCCAAATATAAAGGATATTTTTGCGGTGGAAAAGTGAAGATTGTCGATATGTTTACCAAAAAGCAAGAATTCCTGCCAGAATCCAAATGGGTAATATTTAAGGATGACGGGAGCCGGGTACCTCAAATCATAGACGAAGAAACATGGGAAAAGGCGAATGAGTATATGAAGAAGAGAAGTGAAGCTATAAAATCTCATCGAACTTCGTTTAAAAACGGAAATCTCTTCACGGGTAAAATTTTTTGCGCTAATGATGGCGCTCCGTACTGGATGAAGCAGCATTATGTACGCGGAAAAGAAGATGTGAGATGGGTATGCAGTTACAAAATCAAAAATGGAGCGGATTCTTGCAGTTCACACGGTATCAGAGAGTCTGATTTAAAGAAAGTGGTCGCAAGCCTTATCAACGAATCTTCATGTAATATAGATGAAGTTATCAAGGAATACTTAAATATAATAAGAAAAGTTATTAATAATAAGCCGGATACGGGCATTGAAAAAGAAAGGCTTCAAAACCAGATTGATGCAATAAAAAAGAAGAAAGAAAAAATACTGGAATATAACCTTAATGGAAATATTCCGGACGAAGAGTTTATATCAAGGAATAAGGACTACACAAAACAAATCATTGATTTGGAGATGGAAATTTCGAAATTAGTCCCGGAAGATGTCGAACTACAAATAACAGAAAAACAACTTTCGAAAATCACAGAGGAACTAAAAAGTTTTAAAGAAGTAAAAGAAGAAGATATAAATCGCCAAATTATTGATAAGCTTTTTGACAAAATAGTTGTGTCGTTGTCGGCGGATAAACAAACCGTGTGCAAATTCTATTTAAGCACTGGATGCTTGAAAATACGGGATTTGGGTGGGGTTGTTCTGAATACATGTTATTTAACAATACGTAAGAACGACACAAGGCATTTTATAGGCGAACTTGTAGCTTAAAAATAGCCCGCAAACACTGATATTTACTGGTTTTTTAACACATTTAACAGGAGTGGAATCAATGAATAATACGCATACCGCATATGACGTAATGAAAGAATATTTAATAACCGATGCAGAGCTTGACGGGCTGTACCAGATACCGATGTTGCCGAAGTCAGATGCCGTACCGGGCAAAGGAATAGATTTCGTATCTTCAAAAGCCAGATCATTGAAAGGCCATAAGGACCTGACCGTGAATTTCTATATCGACGATAAAAGTTTCTTGCAGGTATGGAATCAACCGGATCAGTATATCGAACACCTGAAATGTTTCAATTCAGTTTGCAGCCCAGATTTCACAATTGCTTCCGGGATGCCAAGTGCGTTGAATATCTACAACCTATACCGTAATCATGCGTTGGGGTATTACTGGTCGATGATGGACGTTAACATCATTCCGTCCGTAAATATTATTAGTCCAAAGGAAATGCCATGGATATTTGACGGCACGCCGCATAGAAGTGTAGTATCGTGCTGCACGAATGGCAGAGTACGGTCGAAATCTGCCAGAATGGAATTTTGCGAGAATTTTAAGGAAATGCTGGATGCGATTAAACCAACTAAGGTTGTGATCGTGGGTATCGTGCCGGATGAATTAAATGTAGACGTACCAATTATCAATCTTAACTCAAGGAGTCAGAATATGAAAGAAATATATGGAAAGGAGCAGCAGGCATGGGAACAATCAGCCAAGATGCGGCAAAACGCAGAAAAAAAGAAACAAGCCGGCAGAAGAGAAGAAGAACCAAGATTGCTGGTGCCGTAAGAAGAAAAAATATGAAAAATGATGAGCTGAATGTGTTAAAATGAAAAATTCACATCGCGCCGAGATACATTATAGAAAATTATATACAAAATGCACAAAATAAAAAAGTCGCAGGTCTGAATTAGTCTCAGATTTCTGCGATTTTTTTCAGATTTTTCCAGTTCAAACCACCCCGATTTTGATGATGTTTCTGACTTGTCGTACATTTCCTTGGTGTTCTCGTTCCGTCCCGGAGCTATCCCGGGAACCTTCAGCCGATCAGGAACAGACCGCCCAGTGAACCAATATAAGCTCCGCCGCCCGGCATGATCTGGCGGACTAGAGCCAAGCAGAGAGTCAACAGTACAGCCCACCGGGGATGACCCGAGAGCAGCCCGGGAACAGCTGTGGAAGTGCAGAGCCAGCGCCAATGCCAATTCTGATATAGCGTTGTAAAACGCGTTTAAAAGCGTTTTTGCGCAACCACGGTAAAATATACAGAAAACGAATAAAACACGCTTAAAAATCCAAATACGGCGTTATAGAAGCATTTAAGGCACAACCGCCCAAGCAAAAACGCCTAAAGCGTACAGAAATAAGACCGCCGGAGCGATCACGAACAAACCCCCGCATAGCTTCGTACGATCCGGAAGCATAAAGACCAGACCGGGCAAAGCGTCCGCGCAACTATACAGAATAATAATAACCCCGTTGTGCTCTGCCGTCAATCCTTGTTATCAATTCGATATTTGAAGATTTAAGGCGGTTTTATATACTTATGATAAAATATACCAGAATCACGCTAAAAGCCGTTAAAACGTCAAATAGAAGCCAATGCAACTATACGGCTACAATCTCAATCGCAGCCTGTTCTAATTTTTTTCTTTTAGCTTTTGACATAATACCACCCCCCCCCTATTTAACAAATGCCAAGTGATGCCAAAAAATCAGTATTAACATTTTCCCAGTAACCCGGAATAAGAGAAGAACGGCCACAAATATGCATAAGCCCGTATAAGTGCCGCCGCAGGTTTTTGACGCCGCACCAGACAGACGCACCGCAGCCGGAGCCTTCGACAGGAATACTATACACAGTCCCGCCATGTTCCCATAAATCCCAATTACTGCCATCATTGGCAATAAAAACGCCATTTTCGACTATTTCCCGGGCATGATCGCACCAAATAGCGCCCATTTCTGAATAATTATATTTTCTCATTTCTTTCTTTCCTTCTTCCTTTTACCCATGGGAGCCGGGTTATAAAAGGCGTTGCCGGGAATCGAACCCGGTGGGAACCGTTACGCCTGAAAACTAAATCCTTTTTGTAAACTCGATTTCCGTATATTTTTCCCCGGTCACCTCGTTTACAAATGCCAAAATTCCGGTTCTTGTGAAATCCAAACGTGAAAAATCAAATCCCTTTTGCGCAAGTCTATATTCATAAGAACGCCCGCAGCCCTCAGTGTCGTAGTATGTGCCGTCGACATGTAACGCGTTAGGTTGCACCATTGGGCACCCTTTTTTATTTGCGTCGCGTCTCTGGTAGCCGCCAAAATCTGCAACAACGTGCAGACCGTCCAGCGTGTCAAATTCTGCACGAACTCTACAATTCGGCACGTCTGAGCCGTTTCCGTAGCCTGTTCCCGTGCATCCATATTCTACTAATGTTAATTTTTTCATGTTTTTAATCCTCCTTAATAACCAATTAAAATATAATGAGCAACCAACAGGAACGGGAAAGAAACAGCCGCAAAGCCTAACAAGTAGGCTTTTGCGGTATGAATAACTTTTCTTCGATGGATTCGCTGCCACTGGGAATAGGTATATTTTTTCACGGTTCATACCTCCATTTCTTTGTGTGCTTCGTCAAAATCTTCTTCGAGATCGTCCAGCACTTCAGAAATTGCGGAGCCTAATAAGTAACATCTAATAGAAACGTCAATAGATTCGAAATTATCATTCATCCACCAGTCACACACTTGTTTTTTACAATCAAATTCGCTAACCATTTCGTTAACAAGTTCTTTGTTACTGTTTACGTAATTTTCAGCTGTGGCACGATTAAAGGTATAACTTCCGCTTGCATTACCTGTCACGCTGTCTTCTGCCCAAAGTTCATCATTCAATTTTTCTTCCAGTTCTTCCAGGCTGTCAAAATCTGTGAAATCAATTTCACAATCAATATAATTTTTAACATCTTCTTTTACTGCTTCCATGTAATTGTATTTTGTCATTGTTTTTTACCTTGCGCCCTGTTACAATAAGAACGCCCTTTCTTTTTTATTTTTGGGTGCCGGTTGTCTGTCTTGGTAGGATGCAACCGGCTTTTTTATTTCCTTTGATGGTTATATAATAGCATAGTTTAATAATAATGTCAATAGCATAGTTTAATAAAATGTATTATTTTTAAAATAGTGTTTTTTCTGCACATATAATAGGAAATAAAAAAATATCGAAATAAAAACCCATAGCCGATTGACGCATAGTTTAATAAATGATATAATCAAAGCAAACAATAACAGGAGGGTTAATAAATGGCATTTAAAGAGAAAGAAAAGGAACTTTCATATATTGCACAATATCAAAAAGACAAGTACGACCGTATAACAGTAATGGCACCAAAGGGAACCAAGGAAGACGTAAAAAGAGCAGCCGATCTAAAAGGCGTCAAGATGTCTGCATTCGTTCTGGAGTGCATACAGAAAGAATTGGAAAGAATGAAAAATTAGAAGAATAGTTTAATAAAATACTTGACGCATAGTTTAATAAATGATATACTGTAACCATAGAAAGGAAGTGGTTGCAGTGAAAACAGAACAATTTAGGATTAATGAAAATTCTGATTTCCCGGGTGTCTATATAATTGTAAATATGGACAATCAAAAAGTATATATTGGCTCAACTAGAAATATACACAAAAGATTGAAAACGCATTTATATAGCCTAAAAAAAGGGAAACATTCGTCAAGTAGTTTTCAAAAAGATTTTGATAATGGTAATTCATTTATCGCATATCCTCTAACAAGAGTTGAGCTATTGCCAAAGTATTTAAAGGACCATAATTTAAGACATTTTGAATACATGGCGATTAAAATGTTTGATTCTACGAATCCAGAAAAAGGATACAACAAAGTAAACCACAAAGCAGAATCATACGAATTAGGAAATATAAAGCAAGCGAATTCTTTATTTAACGATTTCTTTGAAGTGAAAGAAAAATACAAAACGAGAACAGACTTGGAATATTATAAAGAATACTACGAAGAAGAATTAGAATTTTTCTTAAATCAGGCTATGCGTTAAAGAAACCAATCACACAGCCCCAGGAGGGGCGGAAAGGAGGGGAAAATGGAATATTTAGTTAATGAGAAACGCAACAACCAGTTCTTTCCGAGAAACTGTATTTACATCCCGGAAAACTACCCGGAGGACTGGCGGGAACGCCTTGAAGCTGGCGAGGTTGTCAGCTACGAGGAGGACGGCGAGCAGTGCGAAATCTGGCTCGATATGGAACAAGAAGAAAGTCATAAACCATGTATACATGTACTTGATAATATGATATGTGGGAAAGGCGTAAAAAGCTCTGGAAAATGTGAGCCACCATGTAGTTACTATGAAAGTGGCAGATAAAATTTAGCTTTTAAGTCACTTTTATATGCGATATAAATATATTAAAAGATTGGAGAATAATTGTGAAGAAAACAATTGATTTATTAAATGAAGTTGTAGCAATGGGATTCAACAGAGAACAGGCACTTGCAGACATCGACGCAAGCCTTGACGCAGAACTCGAAGAAAGAAAGCCATTGATGGAGGAAGAAATACCAGAAAATTTGTACAATAATATCCTTGAAGGATTCCGAGAAGATAAGGAAATGAACGCATGAAAGCAGTGATGATACAAGGGCATATGGACGTCGCCCGGTTTTCAATACTGGGATGGAATGGCAAGCGGGGCGAAACATACCCGCTTCCGCCTTTCTCTACAGTTGCTGGGATGGTTCATTTTCTTTGCAGGTGGGACAGTTGGCACGGCATGAAAATATCTGTAGCCGGAAACGGAGTCATGAACAAGCCAGAAATTTGCATGAGGTGGCGCGGCGGAGCTGTCGCAGGATCAGAGACAGAGGAGTTTAAGCAGCGTTTTCCGGTCAGGGTAAAATCTGGGGATTCTTTTGTGGGCTGGGTTAATACACCGATTTATGAAAGCATGGTGTCTGATCTGGACTTGAGATTGCATATTATGCCGGAAAATCAGAAAGAAGTTGATGTGATCTGCAGAAAGATTCTGAATCCCCGGACATTTCCAAGTCTGGGACGGCATGAGGACTTGATAAGAATTGACGACGTGCAGGTTGTTAACGTTTTGCCAGCACAGGAAATGACGCTTGATATGTGCACTTATGCACCGGCTACGGCAGAAACGCCCGGAACTGTTTACGCAGTTCATAAAGATTATACGATCAGCAAGGGAAAGCGAAGATTTAATGATGTTCGAGTGAAATATTTAGATAGAGGAACGAAAGTAATTACAGATTGTGATAATTTAAACAATCCTTGCTTTTTCATCTGATCTATAGTATTATTTAAGCAACAATTACTGATGTAATTGAATGTAAATTTAAAATGGTACTGAATAAGTGCAAATTTTAATATTTCCATTTTGGAAAGACGCAAAATAAGCCCCTGGGAAATAGTCCTGGGGGCTTTTGCTGTCTTATTCTGGCGGCGTAACGACGGCGCGGCACTCAGCCGGTAAACAGCCCCACCGCCGAAGCTGTTATAACACATATATCACAAAACCGCCGAAGTTGTCAAGCAAAATTTTTTTATTTTGGGACTTGATTTTTAAAACCGATGTGGATAAAATAAAAAATAACGACAGGCGACGGAACTCAGGACGGGAGCTGCAAGCCAGAGCGTGAAAAAAATATTGATTAATCAGCCAGATCAAGCCGGACAAAGTACCGGAAGGTCTGGCTTTTTGTGTTTAATAGCCAGAAAATGACCGTATTACATAACGTATAAGTATATAATAACTGGTTTTATAAACCCGTCCTAGATTCCAGAGACCTAGAGTTTATTAATATATATGCTATACAGTACTGTATAGATATATAGAGTTAATAAGAGTAATGTAACGGTAAAAATAAAATTAAATAGACTGTTGACAGTGATATAAAAGTATGATAAAACAGAGTTAACAATTGAATAAGCCGAAAGGCAATAAGAGATAATAAGACTATTTAAGACGATTAAAACCGAGCAGATCGGAAAGAAGAAAGGGATTTAGAAAGGTCCCGGAATGTATCTGCGAACGTGTTTTGTCGTCTTTTTTTATTTCAATTTTTGGGAGGTGATACAGTGAAAAAGAGTAATACAACAGTAACAGAACAGGGAATAGAAGTATATGAGAATGATATATACAGGCTTGTGGATGAATATATAAACACTGTGTTACAAGTAACTCCTGAAGAATTTGATACACAGAAAGAATATAAAGCTACTGTTGCTGATAGTTTTGTTGATATGATCTTTTATATTGCTGATAGAATACCGAAGCCAAGTAATGATGATATAGAGTTACTGGATAATATATTTAATATATTTGTCAGGGTATGTAGTAAATACAATGTGTTACCGACATTAGAAGTATTTAGCTTTTTAGTTAATATTAATCGGTCAACATTTAGTGATTGGATGCGTGGGGACTATAGAACAAGCTCAACGCATGGCACCACGGTTAAAAAATGGTTCGATGTCTGCAAGAATTGTACAGTCAATAGATTGAATAACCAGCCTGGCACAAATGCCAACTTGATTTTTGTTGCAAAAGCAGCCTACGGAATGGCAGAGACAGCACCAGTTCAGACAGCACAGCAGGACGGCATACCACACCAGACAGCGCAGCAGATCGCAGATAAACACAGGGCGGCGCTGGAGCTTCCAGAGATGGAAAGACCGGAGCTGTAACAGAATAAAAGCCCAGAAATGTACATGAGCGACGGACAAACAGCCAAGAAATAAGGATAATTAGTGAAGATTATGCAGTATGTACATATATACAGTTTTAAATTGTGCAATATGTATATCAATCTATATAAAAAACTGTTGTTTTTCTTATAGATGTAATATTCTGACAATTATCTGCTATATATTTCATCCTTGACCACTGCCGCAGGCTATTAAAGGTCAGCGTCCGGCATGGATACCGGGGAGGGGGTGTATATAAGCCCCAGCACACACCGAGTGAGTACTCCGAGTTCCCGAAAAATTAAAAAAGCCTCCTCTAACAGCAAGGCTTAAAAATTCCAAAAAAACAAAAAAAGAGTTCACCATGGCAGAGATAGTGATTGCAACACGATAAGCCATAAGCCTTAATGGTTTCTCTGCCATAAACAACAAGGCGATATCAGAAAGGCAGGTATAAATATGAAAATAGGATATGCAAAAGAGTCAGGCATTTGGTTTCCATTGTCTGCAAAGAAAAAGATACTTTTGAACGAAGAAATTGACACATTTGTTTGCGACTCAATAGATGAAAATAATAATTTCGAACATCTTTGTGAAAAAATGAGAAATGGTGATTCTTTGATTATTTGCGGAGTTGATGACATTGGAAATACCAAGGATGAAATCGAAGAAACATGGAGACGACTCCGTGATTTGAATATTGAAATTTATGTGCTTACAGCTCCGATGTTGTTTCAGAGAGAAAACATGACGTTAGAAGAATCATTTATAAGAGACTTGTCGCTTAGCGTACTTGCTTCTCAGGTTGAAATTGCTAATCAGAAATTAAAAGCAATAAATGATTTATGATAACCATTTACATTCACAGAAGGGTAGGAACAAGATGGAGAAAATAGTAAACAACGATGGATATCTTCGGTCAGGGCTGATGGATATTGCTAGACAGTTGCTGAATATCTGTAGCGAAACTGGTGTTTCTAATATTCAGATAGCCACATCACCTTGGAAAGAAGGTGAAGGGATTACACTTTTAGCAAAAGCTGATGATAAACCAATCCTTTCAGTAAAGATGGACACTGCCTATGAAAAAGAATAACCCACAAGGCGAATCAATCCGAATCCGGCTTACAGGACAGCTAGAACGAAAGCTCATAGCCGAAAAGAATCGAACCGGTAAAAGCGTATCGCAGATCACAAGGGAAGCCCTGGCAGAATATTTTCGGAGAAGGTAGGCAAATGTCGATACTTAAAAAATTTTTAAAAAATAAAAAAGGCGGTTTTGCCCTTCAGGATGAAAATTATCATCCGCTTGAAAAACCTTTAATGCATGACAAGGTGTATGAATATCATCACGAGAAAGCTGTTCTGGAGGATGAAAAGCTGTATGACACAGAATCAGCGAAAAAAGTTTTTACATACGAATCAAGTCTGGAATATATCACATTATGTAGAGCAAAACGCAGAGCTTATTTCACAACCCCTCATGGGAATTGGTTTTCTGCTGAAGAAGAAGTTGAGACTGAAAGTAGAATCACTGATGTTGGAAGCTATTGTATACAGGCTACAAAAACCATTTACACATACAGTGATCTTCGAATGGAACAAGAAGCTACAGTTAAAGTTCTGATCGGCAAAAATGATTATGAATTGTACAAGAAATATTTTGGGGAGGTAGAAGAAGCATGATTTCGGAAGAATACAGTGAACACTTTGATGAACTTCGCAAGAATCGAGTCGAGGTAAGCTATCATAAATACGGTCCTGCCAGGAAGAATTTTAAAACCGGGAACGTGCAGGCGCTTCAGTCCATGGAACGGTGTATTGAGAAATATAATTCTACCGGAAACACAGAATATCTCGTGGATGCAGCAAATTACCTCATGTTCGAGTTTATGTACCCGCAGCATCCTAAAGCACACTTCAAAGCTACAGACAGCAAGGATAGCGCCGGGATAGTCGGAATCAGCGTAAAGGAAATGGAGGAATTGATGAATGAACAATACTAACTCTGTAACTGTTACGTACGCAGTAGCCATTTTAAGGCACGAACTTCTTACACATGGAGAAGTTTACAATGGTTTCAAAGCAAGCCTTAAAACAGCAATTGAGAAGTACTGTACATGCGGACTGCCATTCGATCCAGAAGAAGAAACTGCCGGTAAGATTCTTGATTTTATGATCGGAGAGGAACAGAAAGAATGATTCTTGCAAAATTTGTAGCAGCCATGTTGGATATTGCATTTTTTACATTGGTTTTAGCATTTCTTATATCACAGGACGAAACCGAAAAGAAAGGCAATCCAATAGCGACGGCAGTATTTATATTAATGGAAATATGTTTCGCGGTTAATGCAGTTGTGATTTTTATGTTATAAGGAGAACCCAATGTGGTTAGCATTCACAATACAAATTCCCCTGTTCACCATACTGATTGAACGGGTGAAAATACAAGAAAAGCAGAAGCCTGTCGTTCTCAGGTTCGGGAAAGCCTTTGAATCTGACAGGTCGAGGCATCCAGAGTAGCTTAGGTCTGCGTCAGTGAAATACAATTTCCCAAAGTAACTGGCGCGGACTTAACGATACAAATATAGCCATGATGCTTTCTACAACCACCAGAATATATCACGTTTCCGGGAACGCCAACCCGGAAATCAATGGGCTATCGCCAAGCGGTAAGGCACAGGTGAATACATGACAAAAGAATTGATATACGATGGCAAAACATACATAAATTTTCTCATTGATGAAAATGGAAATGTATTAAACAGTAAAACAAAAAGAATTTTAAAAAAGTCAATTTTCAAAGATGGATATTATCATATAACATTGCCAATGGGAAAAAGAGGAAAAGTGAAATCAATCAGACTTCATAAAGCTGTTGCAGAAACATTTATTCCAAATCCTCAAAAATATTCAATCGTTCATCATAAAGATGAAAATAAATTAAATTGTTGTTGCGAAAATCTCGAATGGACAGATTCAAAAACAAATACTCAATATCATTTAAAAAAATTAAGCGAAATAACGGATTATTATAATAATCGAAAGCTTGCAGAAGATGATGTTAAATACATAAGAAAAAATAAAGGGATAATAAGTTCGAGAGAATTAGCAAAAATATTTAATGTTTCTAAAACTACAATTTTAAACGCTCAAAATTATAAGCTGTACAATTGATATTAAGAATTATTGGGGGTTGGCGAAGCGGATTAACGCATCGGTCTTTGACGCCGACATTTTCATCAGTTCAAATCTGATACCCCCAGTAACATTCACCTGTATTCGCTGGTTCGAATCCAGCTAGCCCAGCTGACTGTATCTTGTGCATGGTATAGTTCCTCTGAAATACCATCTATCCCATCAGGGGATGAATAAAGGGGCTTCAAACGTCCCGGATGGTTTCCACATTTTGTGGAGCAGCGGACCCTTTGTTGCGACTGCGAGGGCAAGAATCGCAACAGCAGAGGAAGTTACTCTTGAACTGCAATAACCCTCTGCTTAGGAAACTTAGTTCAGTTGGTAGAACGGTCGGCTCATAACCGACAAGTCACAGGTTCAAGTCCTGTAGTTTCCATTTCTTCCATATGATGTCTATCCGTTTTATGGACAGAAAAAACTGTTGAATGAGTGTATGTGGATTATTTTCATGAAAGGTGTGTAACGGCACAGCCTGTTCGATGAAGATAATTCCCCGTTCGGCACAGTCTCCGAGTTAAATTGTCGTCAATAAGCGCGCATTGAGGGCAGGAAGTTTTCAAGAGACATATAAAAGGTTTTGTTGTTATACACAAAGACATTAATATCCAAATCCGAAAACAACTCCGTGGGGCATACCACGGTTACCAAAAAGCCGTCAGGTTGGCAAAAATACGATAGTCCAAGTTATGAAAAATTGCCTAGTGGAAAGCATAACACGAAAAAATCATTGCTAACCCGGAACAATCTCCGGGTTCTGGGGGAATAATACCATAAGGGGCAGAGGGCTGATTAACAGTACCATGGCGGTTCAACTCCGCATTCTCCCATTATCCAATCTGTAAATATTGGATATGAGGAAGCTGTCCGAGATGTAAGAAACAGTCGGCTTGTGGATTGCCGGTACAAATACGCTAAAAATCCACACATGGCAGGATAGAGAAGTGGAATCTCGCAAGGCTCATAACCTTGAGATCGGCGGTTCAAATCCGCCTCCTGCTATTTTCAAACATGGTTAACTCAGTGCAGATAGATTTTTCAGTCTAGCTGAGATGCAGAGTTATATGAGATAGAGTAGTTCGGGATACTGGGCTATCAACTATCTTTCTGGCAGGAGCGATTCTGCCAGAGGAGGAAGAAACTTCCAATACACCTTGTAGTGTATCATCATAAAGAGACCAAAAGCAGAATCCTTGTGGTCAGTGTATAATAGACGCTTGCGGTGCAAGAATAATCCGTTGATGTGAGGGGTGTGAGAGACCACGGACTAGGCGGAAATCTCATTAAGCTGATTTGCCTTGAACCTGAGAAATCGGGGTATAACACAAGAGATTCGTTAGAGTAGCGGTATGGCATTTCATTCATAAGGGAAAACTTCTGAAAGAACCGTGAAATTTGTGGGTGACATTCCCATTTGTGCTTGACCGCGGTAAGAAGCTCAGGGTCGCTCCCGAAGGCTCAGACTTATCGTCACAGTGGCTGAATATGGTTGCAAGTATGATGGATAAGGGGAAACCCTAATCATGTTTGAATAGTTGAGCTGACGTACCGAAATGGTTATAACGGCGTAGTCTTGAAAACTAATGTGGTGAAAGCCCTGTAGGTTCGAATCCTACCGTCAGCGTTATGGTGCATTGCTGTAATGGTATCAGAGTAGGTTGCTAACCTATCCAACAGAAATGTTGTACACGTTCGATTCCTGCCTTTCCGATTCCAATGAACTGCAATCATTGGAATCTTTTTTTCTTACTTCGTTCGGTTCCAGTGTTTCTCGTTGGGAGATTTATGCCGTTCAAGTCGGCGCACTGGACTTTTTTAATTAAGGAGATGTCTATGGACACAAAAGGATATAAATGTTGGGAGGAGAACAAGCATGAGTGATTTGTCTGAACTTATTAATAGAGGCGGTCTTATTGATGATTTTAAGATAAAAGAGTTAGAAGATGAGCAAACGCCCATAGACCCTATAAAGGTAGCAAACTGGTTGATTGATCGCGGATTAAAAAATGGAATCCGATTATACGGAAAAAGTGAACTTAGACAAATTGCCAAACACCTTTTAATTTATTGTGGGGACGAATAATGCAAATAGCAGGAAAAGAAATCAAAGACGAGTGTTCCAGATGCGGAAATATCCTCGAATGCGAATTGTTCCGTCAGGGGCATGGAATAAAACAGGAACGTGAGAATGTAGCGAAGATGATTGAGTGCCAGATGAAACATAGGGAAGACAGGGAGAAATGAGATTATGGAAAATGATTTATTGTTACGAGATAAACGTAAATGTCCACTTTGTGGAGGAACGGTAATCAATACAGGAGTGGATATCTTTGGCGGCGACGTAGATGCTGCAGGTTTGAGAACTGATGCAGAATGGATTTGTACAAACTGCAAAACTGAATTTAATAGTGAATTTTGTCTCGAATCTGATAGGATTAAGACGATTTATAACGCAAAGGCCACATTACTTGATAAAAAAGATTGTCAACCTAACTTTCTTGGAGAGTCAAGCACTAATAGAGGAATGTGGTGATATAAAATGATTAAAATTTTAGTTCCTGGAACATTAAAAAGAATAAAATGTGGAAAATGCGGAGCATTGTTGCAGTACGATGAAAAAGAAGATGTTAAAGAAGAAAACATAGAGAAGCATTTTGCTACAAATATGCCATCTGGATTCGGGTACAAGCAAAAATACATTATATGCCCGCAGTGTAAGAACAAAATCATTTTAAGTTCGATCAGATAGGAGAATATTACAATGATTAAAAAACTTTGCAATTTCTACATCAGACGAAAAACCAAAAATCTTACACGGATTCCATTATTCACAATGACGTTCAACTGGAAGAAATTCCAGAAAGACGGTAAAAAGGATAGTTGTTTACTATATGTATTGCATCCAGATATCGCAAACGATTTGATTTTGCGTAGAAAACTGTCTGAATGCGTAGATTATATTCGAGATAACTACGACATGGAAATATTCACAAAAATTTAGTGGGAGGGAACCAGATGCAAATAGGAGATTTAGAAAAATGGAGCATAGATCAACTCAAAATTGAAGTTGTTAGGTTGTCGACAGTGTGCGAGAAGAAACAACATGAAATTTTAGACAAAAATGATAAAATCAATGATCTTCAGGCTGAACTGGATAAAATGTGCGCTTATAACAACGAGTTAAAAAGACAGGTGGACGAAAAGACAGATACGCCATTTTATGACGAATCTGTAGAAATCGCAAAATGCCACAGACAGCATCAGGACGATTGCATTACGATTAATCAGTTGCATACAACACTTGACGTTCTGATTGACCGATACGCAAATCTGAGAAAGGTTCGCGGGCTGAGCTGATATGAAAAAAGAAAAAGACAGTCGTTCAGAATGGGAAAAGCAGTTAAAACAAGACCAATTTGAAGATATTATTAAATTCGCAAAAGAACATCCAGATGAATATAAAAAAGCTGTATTCGAAGAATATCCATGGGGTAAGTAATATGTTACTGGTTTATTCAGGTTCAGACATTGATTTTCTTGACACCACATACAATATTGAGGAAGAATGCCACAGAATGAATATTCCGACTAGGTTCTATCCAGACAGACGCTTGCTTCTAGCAGGGAATACGACCGTAATATACAACCAAATGGGAAATCTTTCTAAAACATGGAAAGCAGATTACATCGGAGATAATTATTTGACGATTTTGACATTGATCAGAAAGGATAACGGTAAATGAGCATTAAAACAGCACTTGAATCTGAGGGGATAGATTTCTCTCAGGTAATGAACCCACCGGAGCCGTGGGACGGACGGGCATTAATAAAGAACATCAATGGCAAACTGTGGTATTGTTGCCCTTTTTGCGAGAAGAAAGCACTTCTGATTAGCCCAGAGACAAAAATTCGGCATCTTAAATTGAAATGTAAGGGGAGCAACTGCAAGAAGGAGTTTGAAGTAAATGTATGAAAAATATGAAAATGTTCCAATAACACTTTTGCAAACAGGTGAAACCGTGTCAGCTTTGATTGAAGTCTGCATAGAGAACGGGAGAGAGATTGCTTACTTCTACGCTAATGTACTTGGACGATTAGATTATGAGGAAACATTTGTGATACAAATAAAAGACAGAGAATTCCCGTTCATTATAAGACATTTAACCGGTTTTACAGATACGTTTCCGGTTCGTATGGAAATGTATGCCAAACAAGTAGGAGCATTCACTATTGGAAAATGGGAAAAGATATTGAGAGGTATTTTAAGTGAAAGTAAGCATTAAACGGATTAAATGTATTCTGACAGGCGGATGTAGATTTCGGGATTCAGCTATTTCAGAGTGCGACGATAAAGAAAAAACCTGTACCATTACGGAAACTTGCTGCAAGTGTGGGAAGAAGTATACAGCGGTATTTACTTACAAACAATTAGGGATTCCAGTGAGGTGAAGGGAGAGTTTATGAAGAAAATATTTTTTGCTGCGTTATTATCAATGATGCTGTTTGGATTAACAGCATGTCAATCGACAACAAAGAATTTGGGTGGGACAACCACAATAAAATTAAAACCAGGTGTAAAACTGGAAGAAATCACGTGGAAAGAAGATGATTTGTGGTATCTTACTCGACCAATGAGAGATAACGAATCAGCCGAAACACATACATTTGACCAGTCAACTGATTTTGGTTTCGAAGGTCAAGTAATTATTATTGAGAAGAATAAATAAACCAGTCAGAGAGCCAGAAAGGAGTGCCACTATGAGCAATTTGAAGATATTTACAGAAAACATCGAACCAGAAGCATTAAACCAGATTTATACATTGATAAAACAGCCTGCATTTTCTGAATGCAAAGTACGAATCATGCCAGATGTTCACGCAGGGGCAGGATGTGTAATTGGTTTTACTGCCGATCTCGGAGATAAAGTAATCCCGAACATTGTTGGCGTAGACATTGGATGTGGAATGCTTACAACACAAATTCCTGCTGACGTTGGAACAATAGATTTTAAAATTCTCGACGAAGTAATAAGAAACAATGTTCCGGCAGGAAGAAACGTACGTGACGAAATCATAAATTTTGAAGAATTAGAAGAACTTCATTGTTTTTCTCGACTCAAAAATATTGAATGGATTCGCAGGAGCCTTGGTACACTTGGGGGCGGAAATCATTTCATTGAAGTTGACACTGATTCGAAAGGATTAAATTATCTTGTAATCCACACTGGGAGTCGGAATCTCGGGAAACAAGTAGCTGAAATATATCAAAAAATTGCCATAGAAGACATGCAGGGTGCAGACAAGCTCGAAACTGAAATACAAAAATTGGTGAAAGAATACAAGCGTTCTGGCAGACGCAAGGAAATCCAACATGGTATTGACGAATTAAAACGAAAATGGAATCCAGACAAACTGGGTATTCCAAAAGAATTGTGCTACTTGACAGGAGAACACAGAAAACAATATCTGCATGATATGAAAATCTGTCAAGAATTTGCAAGAATAAACAGACGATGTATACAGAGCACCATATTTTACACTATGAATTGGGCGCTCCAAAGAAATACATGGTTTGATACAATTCATAATTATATTGACCACGATACAAACATTGTTCGCAAAGGTGCAATATCAGCTAGACATGGTGAAAAAGTTCTTATCCCAATGAATATGCGAGACGGATGCATTATCGCATTCGGGAAAGGAAACGAGGACTGGAATTGTTCAGCCCCGCATGGTGCAGGACGTATTATGAGCCGGTCAAAAGCAAAAGAAAACATCTCGTTAGAAGAATTTGAGAAGTCTATGAATGGGATATATACAACATCCGTTCAGAAATCTACGATTGATGAAAGCCCTATGGCCTACAAACCACCGCAAGAAATTATTGATAACATCAAAGATACTGTAGAAATAGTTGATATTATCAAACCTATATATAACTTCAAAGCAAGTGAATAACAGTCAGAGAGCCACGTGAGAGCCAGACTAAATCCTAAAAAGAAAGGAGGTCTGGCTCTATTTTTATGCAAAAATTCACAGAAGGCTCGACTGAATGGTATCGGGCAATTTTAAATCAAATTATTAATGATGATATGACGGTCTACCAAAACCAGAAAGACTGCCTTGATCTGCTGTTAAATATGAATATTGACCTTCCTTTCAAGGATAATCCAGATGCGCAACAGATGGGAATAAAGGTAAGCCAATATGCACACAATATCGCAGAAAGGCAAGCTGCTATTACTGGAAGTGGAGATTTTGATAATATTTACTGGAAATATTTGCTGTTGGAAGCACCATGGATTTTTGAAAGCTATTTGTATTACATGGAAAAGAATAGGCCTGACAGCAAGAAGTTTTACGTTCCAAGAAAAAAGACACTTCAAGTAGTTGCCCAAGATTTACAAGATTTGGAAGAGAGAAAAATTGAGTTTTACGGTTTGTCGCTTCCAAGCCGAGTTGGGAAAAGCACCATGTGCATATTTTTTATGTCATGGATAATGGGTAGAAGACCAAATAGTCATAATGCTATGGGTGGTCACTCCGGAAAACTGGCTAAAGGATTCTATGGCGAACTACTTAATCTGATCAATACGCAAGAATATACCTATTCAGAAATATTTCCGACTTTAAAATTGCAGAAACAGAGTGCAGATGATTTTGAAATCAATCTCGATAAACCCGACCGCTTCGCGACTATGACTTGTCGAGGAATTGAAGGAACATGGACGGGTGCTGTCGATATTTCTCCTGACGGATATTTGTATGTGGATGACCTTGTAAGAGACAGACAGCATTCATTAAGCCCTACTCGACTGGAAAATACATATCAAGAATATCTAAACAAAATGGTTGACCGTAAAATTGATGGGGCAAGAGAGCTGATGGTTGGAACAAGATGGAATCTGTACGACCCATTAGGCAAGATTGAAAAACTCAATCGAGATAATCCGCTGTATAGGTTCCGAAAGATTCCTGCCTTGAATGACGATGGTGAATCAAACTTCGAATATGATTATGGAGTTGGCTTTTCTACAAAGTATTATGTGGATATGAAAGCTAGACTTGATGCTAACGAATGGGAGGCTAAATATCAACAGAAACCATTTTTACGAGAAGGGATTATATTTGCAGAAGATGAATTGAGATATTACAACGGAATTCTTCCCGAAGGCGGTTTTGTTAGAAATATATCTGCTTGTGATGTGGCATGGGGTGGTGGCGACAGTTTGTCGATGCCCGTAGGAGCGGAATTTGAAAATGGAGATATTTACATTTATGACTGGATTTTTAATACAGGTCCTAAAGAGGTGACACTTCCATTAGTTGTCGGAAGAATTATGGGGAATAAAATACAAAACATTAACTTTGAGGCAAATAATGGTGGAGATATGTACGCATATTATGTGGGCGAGCGATTGAAAGAACATATGTATTCGTGCAGTACAACCAGTACAAAAGCTCCATCAAAGCAAGCCAAAAAAGAAAAAATAAATCAATACTCAGGAGATGTGAAAAATAGATTTATATTTTTAGCCCCGAAATATCGCAGCCGAGAATATGAAAATGCCATGGAAGAATTAACCACTTTTGTATATATTGGGGACAATGATCATGACGATGCACCTGACGGGGTAACACAACTTATGATGTCAATCACAGAAAAAAGGCTCGCAGAAGTTTCAGCAGTACAGAATCCATTTTGGGGAAGGAGATAGTATGACCACAAGAGAATATTTAGGGCAAATTCAGCGTTGCAATAAAATAATCAACAATAAGTACATAGAAATTGAGCAGCTAAAATCTCACGCAATGGGATTAAATTCATTCTCTTACGGAGAACGGGTTCAAACATCTCACAGTCATGATAAAATGGGTGACTTAGTTGCAAAGATTGTAGATTTGCAGTCTGAAATTCAAGATATCACATATGAGTATATTGAAATAAGGTCTGAAGTGGTCAGGACAATTGACTCTGTGAAAAATCCTGTGCTGTACGATATTCTGTTTAAAAAATATATTGAGGGGAAACCACTCAATATAATTGCCGATGAAGTAGGATATTCTTACCAAAGAACAAAAGAACTTCATTTGGATGCAATATCTGCTATAAAAATATTAAAAGGATTTGATTCATGAACTTCATACTGAATCGTACTTAAAAAAGTTGTATAATATAAGCTGTAAAATAAGCACCAGGAAGAATCCTTGGTGCTTTTTTCATGCAGAAAAATAGGAGGACAGGCAGTGGGGAGAAACAAAACAAACTTTGTTGACCTATGCCAAGGAGAATTTGGTAGAAAGACTGCCTATACTGGCGTAGACCAGATTACTCCCCAGAACGTGGCACAGGTCCTTTCTGATACAATTGGAATCCACAACAGAAATAGAACTCTGATGGATTATCTTTACAGATATTACAAAGGCGATCAGCCAATTTTATATCGTGAAAAACTTGTTCGCCCAGAGGTTAACAATAAAGTTGTTGAGAATCATGCCCTTGAAACAGTCAAATTCAAGGCAGGACAGATATACGGAGAACCTATTCAGTATGTCTGCAAGAAGAAAAAAGCGAGTGAAAAAACAAACGAACAAGTTGATAGGCTCAATGATTATCTGGACGAAGCCAATGCAGACGCCAGAAACATTCAGCTTGGAATATACCAGAGCGCAGTAGGAACTGCATATAAAGCAATCCTGAGAGAGGATGAATGGACAAAGGATGGAGACTTACCGCCATTCAGAATCTTCATACCGTGTCCGTGGGATGCTTATATCGTATATTCATCCGGAAATGGGAAACCGATGCTTTCGGTACAGATACTTAAAAACGAAGATAATCAGCAATATTATCTCTGCTATTCTTCAAAAATGTATTTCAAAATCCAGAACGGAAAGGTGACAGAATCTGGAATCAATGGTTTCGGTGGTATTCCAATTGTCGAATACCCAAATAATCACGACAGACTTTCCGACATTGAAATTGCGATCACAATGTATGACGCAATCAATAAGTATCAATCTGACAGGCTGAATGGTGTTGAGCAGTTTGTGCAAGCCCTGATGAAATTTAAAAACTGTGAGATTGACGAAGCAGAATTTGTAAAAATGATAAAACTCGGTGCTGTATCTGTAAAAGACGTCGGCAACGGAACACAATCAGACGTTGACTTAATGACTGCTGAACTAAATCAGTCAGAAAGTCAGGTTGCTAAAGATGATATTTACAACAATATGCTGATTGTAGAAGCAATGCCGAATCGACAGAGCAATACGGGCGGAGACACAGGAAATGCAGTGTATCTGAGAAATGGTTGGGATTTTGCAGAACGAGACGCAAAATTGGTAGAAGCGTTTACGAAAGAGGCTGAGAAAGCAACTGCCAGAATCATTCTGAATATCATCCGAAAAACTTCAATGGATGTAAATATTTCAACCAAAGACTTTGATGTAAAAATCACCAGAAACCCGACAGATAACATGCTTGTCAAAGCACAGGCACTTGATTATCTATTCAAAAATAAAATTCATCCGCTTATTGCACTGATTACTTGTGGATTATTTAGTGATCCGCAAAAAGTATATGAAATGAGTTTGCCATATCTCGGAACTATTTATCCGGAACTGGCAAGCCCAGACGCAGAAATGCAGAAAGCACAAGAATTGATTAAAGATTTTAGTCAGAAATCAATTCAAAATCAATCAGCAACAATTTCTTCCACTGGTGAAGAATAAACGTTTTTACATCAATTATTTAAGGAATCTTGGAAAACTGAGATTCCTTTTTTAATACTCAAAAATATTGCAACAGCCCGTGAGCGTAAATCGGGTGCAGATCATGTGCGGAGCGAACCGTGTGAAAAAGTGCGATGGTCTGAAAGAAAGGAGATTTCTATGACAAGAGAACAGGCAAAACAGGTACTTATTGGCTTTGGAATCGAGGAACCGTCTGAAGAGCAGGTGACTAAATATCTTGATTCTGTTGAA